TGTCGCATAAGTTAGTCATCTTCTACCTCCCATGTAATACTCTCTGTATCTGTGTCAGGTTCTTGGCACATTTTACCTTCAGTAATAGTACAGATACCTGCTATTTCAGCGTCCCAAGGATCATTGTTATACTTAGTTTTAATAAGGTCTTTGATATCAGGATACTTAGTTTTATCATAGTTAACTGTATAGTTGTCTGTTACTGTGCATGTTACAGCAAAGTCTACGCTACTTGGTATCATCAGGCTTCTCCATCATGCTACGAGCCCATTCAGCATAAACAGTAATCTTTCCAAAGTCTTCGTAATCTTGGCCTTTGTTACGTTCATTATACTTATGTATATTGAAGGCAGCAATAGCTAAACAAGTGTTTGTATCAAACTGTTCTTCAGCCCATGCGAAAGAATCTTTACCTTGTTTATAGTGAGTGGGTTTAAGTGGGTGTTTCATAGGTGTTCCTTTTTTACTGTCTTGACAGCCTTGAGAGCAGTAGCCATTAGCATATAAGATGCCTTGTTTACCACATCCTCTACAGTAATAAGGGACGTTTTCCCATATAATTGAGTCTAAAGCATCTGCCCATTGGGTTGATACATACCCTTTTGCTTTATCTCTAGCGTAGGGCGTTTTAGCGCTCTCCTCTACTACTTCACCTTTACGTGGCGAAGTAAATAAGACTATAAAGCCGTGTTGGATATTTTTTCTTACTAGTGGATAAGGACTACTCATTATTTATCCTGTACGAAAGCGTTTACTAGAGCGAGTTCAAGAGCAGACTCAGCTATTTTATCATTATCTGTGCCTTCTCTAATTTCAGTGTGCAGGCGTAGTAAACGTCCCATAACTTCGTCTTCATTAGCTGTGAGGACAAACTCTTCTATTCTGTCTACTGCTTGTATTACTGCTAATTTAGTCATTGGGTATTCCTTCACGTCGTTTAAGTTCAGCCGTACTTCTAGCTATCACATTTTGAAGTAGTTCAGTAGGCATTTCTACTAAGATAGCCATATCAATAGTATCTACGTAGTAGCGAGCTATCTGTTGGGCCATATTCTCAGTATCGTTTATCATAGGTAAGGCAGGTACTTCAATGTATTTACCGCGTTCATCTGTTCCCGTATTATATGGAAGTTTCATTTAAACCTACCTCCATATTTTGTTTTCTTAGCCATACATCGACAGCTTCTTTTTTAGTAGCATATAGTGTATCTTCAGTATATTGATTAGAAGGACTATACGATTTACATGAGGGATCTAAAGCAGTATTTGTAAGATAGTACTCTATTACTAACCCTACACTACACTGTCTAGCGGATACATACGTTATTTTAAATACGCAGATATTTCCATTATTGAGTGCATACACCACATCGCCTTGATTGTATCTTGTTTCAATAGTCATCTTTTACCGCCTTTTATTCTTGTCTTTCCACTTTTCTATAAGTAGAAGTACTTCAGTTTTTTCTTCTGTATCCGTAGATACTCGTAAGTGATCACTTGGCCACCATGTACCATGTACGTCAAACATAAAGCCAATTAGCTTTTCATCTCTATGCACATCAAAGGCAGGATAGTGGTAATTAGGTTTAGGCTCTACTACCATTACTTGCCTTCTAGGATGTCGTTTTGCTCTTTAATCTTTTTAGCTAAACGTATTTTCTTAGCAAATACAGATTCTTTTATTTTTCCGAAACCTTCTAATAGAGCATCAGCACAGAAATAGGTATCTTCATGGTCTTGTTTAGTAGGTGTAAAACCGTGTGAGAGCGACCCCATACCCTCTGAGAAGGTCTTGTCAGTAAACCACAGGTGTTGGTAAGATGTGGAAGCTATAGCGTCGTATACACGTTCTATAATCATAGAGTAAGCTACGTTACGTTTATTCTCTTTGCCTATAGCTACTTTCATAGTATCCCACGACTTATTTACTTCCGTTCCCATTACATTGTATTCAGTACTACCTATTAATTTACGGGCTGCTTCTTTTCCTAATCGTATTTGTCGCATGAGTTTAGAAAGTTTTCTAGTGACTTCAGTACGAGAGGAGAGTTGTCCTAGCATACCATCAATAAGCATTAAGTGTAAGAGTGCAAATCTTTTATCAGGGTTCATCTACTTCTCCAAATCTTCTAATGTGTCAGCATCAAAATCGCTTAGCTCTAGGTGTACTTTTCCATGTAATCCTAGAGTATGCCCTTTGTCTATTAACTTTCTTAGATAGCTAGTAATAGCTGCTTTTTTAGCAGTAGGCAAATGTGCTTTATCCACTTCTTTTTTAATAACTGTAAAGAAATCTACTAGTGAAGTGATTTCAATAGTTTCTAGTTCCATTTTTTAGCTGTCTCTACAAGTAAGTTAGCATAAAACTGTGCTGTTTGAGAGATAATACTTTCAATCTCTACTTCCATGAATTCAGGAATTTCTTTTGCAGGAAAACAGTCTAGCTGTTCAAGGTCGTTTTTAATATCTTTATCATCAATTAGTAAATGTGTCATTTAAGATCCTTTTTGTGTCTTCTACGTAACCGTCTAGCTTCTTTACCAGGAAGAGCTGTTACTGTTGATTTCTCATCTGTTATGTAACATCGACCTGCTATAAGCTTATATTTTCTAAGAGTCTCAAAGTGGTATCCACGTTGGTCGTAGCTATCGCTTGTAGTGTGTGTGTACTTGAAGAAGTATTTAATACGTTCCCATAATGTAATTGGTCTCAAAATTAGTGTCCTTAAATTTAAATCTATTAACAGAGCCCTCTAAGAGGGGTCTATAATAGGATTAAGATAGTACATGGTGAAGCTTTATAATACCTTCAATTAGTACCCATCCAAACATCATTATCAGTACAGCAAATAAAGCTAGTATAGTGTATATAAAAGCTTCTGTGCCTTCATGGAACAAGTGTTTAGACCTCTTCTAGTTCAATCTTGACACGTACTTGTTTACCAATAACGTATGGCACCATAGTACAGCCTGCGTATGAAGGATCACGTAATTTAGCTTTAGCTTTTTTCATAGCTGATTTACCGCTAAACTCTTTAAGAGAATATAGGCCACCATTTTGTTTGAAGTATTTAGCTACAAGTGTAGGCTTTGCCTGATACTCTGTCTTTACTTCTTTCTCTTTAGTGATCTGTTTAACGCATGATGCGTCTAGTTCTAGTGTAATTTTATCTGACATAACGTTTCCTTGTGTGTTGGGGTTGGTAGGTCCTTTTTCAGGACAACTGATAGACTTAGAGATTTGTTCATCTACATAGTCTTTAGTGGCTATATTACTTGTTACTGTACTTGATGTATCGGTACAGGCTACTATTTGAGAGCCTACTGCACATGATCCATTACTGACTGATGTAGCTACTGTTTGAGGTACACGACAGTCACCTTTTTCAAATACATAATAATTCTCATAATACTCTGTAGCATTAGATGCCGTAAGAGCGTCGGAAGAGTTATCAGTGTAATAAAGTAGAGTGTGTGTTTTACGTACATCGTTCCAATATTCCCTGTACTTTTTAATATCGCTACATGGAGGACAATCAAAGGGATGACTAGCTAAACGATACCGTGCAGGATACTTATTATCAGTGCGAGGACTTTGATCACGAGGAAGAAAATTTCCACGTCTGACCTTAGACCAAGTCTCGTTATCTGTAGCATTACTAAACTTTAATTCCACTCCGTTATCATACAGTTCTTGAAAATACTCAAAATAAGCATGGTCATAGACTATTGCTTTTTCAGCTTCTACTGTATCCTCTACAGGGATAAGCTTGTACCATGAAATATAAGAGGTTCCTTTACTATTTATGAAACAGGGGGAAGAGGTGCCATCATCCCTAAGAAGGGTTACAATATCTCCTTTTGAGAAATAATAGCCTCCTACTTCCTCTAAAAGCTTAAATTTATGTCCTTTTTCATAATATTCACGGGGTGGTGTATAATCGGTATTCTCGTGTTTCCTGGCTTCTTGCCATGTCATATTTACTCCTTATCTTTAATAAATTTTTGGCACCCAAAATCTTCGTCTACTACATCGTTAGTAGCTACTTGATAATTAGTGTTATCAGTTCCATCATCAATACCTTCCCCGCAGTGGCCAATACTGTCTTCATCTATTGAAAAATGTACACAGTTATCACAGATATTACTTTCAAATGAGTCATAAATACGACGAATAAGAGTTTGTGCGTCATCTAAGATGTCACGAGGATCATGATTAATCTCACAGCTCTCTTCAATTACATCTAAAGCTTCTCTCTTAGTCACTTTTTACTCTCTTCTAGCTTTAAAGGCGTAGAGTGTCTATGCGTATGAGACTTGATACGATGATAAGTAGTAATAGAGATATCATGTGAACCCATAATTAGCTGCTCGTTTACTGCCTTGTCGATATCTTGCTCAATAGCTAGTACCTCTTCTTTAGTAACATGTGGACGTTTATGACGTTCTTTAGGACGAGAAAAGTTTTGGATTACCTCTTGCTGTTTAGCTATTTGTCTTTCAAGTTCTTCAATACGTATACGCTCAGGAGACTTATAAATACGGTAAGAATTAAAAAGTGTAGCAGGGACAGCATCTTTAGACTCAACTGAGTCACTGATATTTAGATTTATATGGTCTAATGTGTAAGTCTCAAAGGTAGCAGGTTTAGAGGAGGTAATAGCACCTCCCGTAAATAAATGTACGAGTAGGTCATACTGTTCTTCTGTCAGTTCATGGTTCATTAGGTATCCTTAATTTTAAACTCATCTATACCCTCTTAGAGGGTATAGTCAGCTTAATCTACTTTTTCAAACTTAGTGAATAGTTTCTGAATTGCTTCTTCAGGAATACCTCCAAGTAATTCCGCTTGAAGTTGGAAGTTGATGTATGAACTTACACACTGTAGCATGTAATGGTCATATTTCTGTTGTAGCACTTTAATAGCTACATAAGTACTGATAAGTACTGCTAGTTCACGCTTCTTTGCAGAGGTGAAAAGCTTTTCGTACCATTTAAGTTGAGGTACTACACCTGCAATAAGTACGATACTATTTGTATATAGAATACGGCCAAGAGTAATCTTAGCTACGTCTGTTGTTTCTGTTTTTACATCTTCTGCGATTGCTGTTGCTTTAGATCCGTTTGCGAATTGACTCATATTATTTTCCTGTGTTTTAATTTTTGTTGGTGAGTGTAAATTAGAGAAGCTTTCATAAAGCTTCCCACTTTTACTGCCTGTAAGATTTCGTGATTTATCTTGTATAAACCTGCCACTTTCCTGTCTAAATACATTATAAGTATCATCCGGGAAATCTTTGTTAGTGTAAGTAGCAGTCTTGTTTGTAATACGAGGGGAAACGTTTTTAGAAAGTTGTAACACTTCCCCGTTATCATGGACAAGTAAGGTAGGCCATTTAAAAGACTGTTTCTTTGTAGGACTGTAGACTGACATACGATAAATATCCTTATGATAAGTATCTTCAAATTGGCTTATTTTAAGTTCTTGCGGATTATTTTGATAGTAGTTATTATCCTCTCCATCTAGCCATACTTGTAATGAGTCCACTTCACTATTAGCGTAAAAAGCTTTTTTTGAACTATTGGGATCTTCCCTTAAAAAATAGAAAGACTGCTTTGCTGTGTCGTGATAAAGAATTTTAGGCCATGTCATATTCGTCCTTAATATCAGTTATTAATTCTGCCATACGTTCCTTTACTTCAGTACGTAAGATTGCAAGTGCTTCATCATAATCTTCAGTAGGATCTACCATAACAGTAATAGCTACTTGAGGTTTAACATACTGAAACTTGTCTACTTTTACACTGCTTGTGATACCCATTGTGATTTCTTTAACTGTTGCCATTTATATTCTCCTTGATATAGGTATAAAAACCATACACAAAGTAACTGTAATAGGCTAGTTACACTAACTTATTCATATAGGTAACATCAGTGTAGTTTTCACTAAAAGGTGTCGTATAAACATGGTCTTCTAGTCCTGCATCTTTGTTGTGGTAGACGATAACATTTTGTAAGAAGTTAGCTGAGTACTCGATAGAACAGTCAGATTTACAAGCATGTACCTGTCGTGAAGGAGCATCCCATAATGAGAAGTCATGGAATAGTAGAGCGTTGTGATGTTGACCTATTTCAAGTACACGTAATCTATTCTGTACAGCACTTTCAATACTATGCATAGCTTTAGTGTCTCCGCTAATAAAGACTAAGTTCTTGTGTCCGTCATTAAATATAACACCAAAACCATTCTCATGATGGTTAGTCTTAGTATACACAACGCTAGAGATACCTTTTTGTGTTAGAACAGATTTACTGTAGTCAGAAGGTAGCTCAGCATTAACAATATTTGCATGTATAGGGAGAGATCCCTGTACTTCAGTGTTCATGCCTTTTAAATAGTCAATGACTTTTTGATTACCGATAACTTGTGTGCTTTTACCGTGCATGAAATAGCGATAGTAAAGAAGAGATTTTAATGAGCCCATGTGGTCATCATCAAAGTGAGTGATAAAGACAGTAGAAATCTTTTCAATCACACTCTTATTTATTACTTCCATTTTTTTAAGTTTAGTGAATACGTTATATCCACAATCCACTAGAGTAGTGTATTCTACATCTTGTGCGACAGAGTTAATTAAAAATGAGGAGTTGGTTTGGTTTGTATCGAAAGCTCCGCCTGAGCCGAGTACATGAACTGATTTAATCACTAATTTTCCTTATATACTAAGAAAGGCATTTATAGCCTCTTCGATATGCTCTCTGTCTACTTTGATATTTGTGTAAGTGTCAGGCATGTGAACATACTGATCAATATTCTCTTTTTCGCACCATGTTCCATCATCCCATACACATACTGTAATTTTTTCAGCCATTATTTTTCCTTGTATCCGTGACAGACTACTCCGCCATTTTTAATTTTTTCAGGAGTGAAAGCACTCCATACACGTTCAATATCTGCTTCAGATGTACCGAGAATATTTCTCTTGCACTCTCTACAGATAGCTAAGTGTGTCATAGGTGTAGAACATGCTGCTACGTCTCTAAGTAGGCTCATTGGTTTCCTTTTTAGCAAATGACATATTCAATTCAATCTCATCTTCTGAGGCGTAGAATGTAGGCCATTTACGTTCAATGTCTTGGCAAGTATATACCCATTTATCAAATTTACGTGATGCTAGTCTAGTCACATAAAGCTTTTGACCTTTTACTGCCATTTGAAATCCTGGGTGATCTTCACAAGGCGGGTCTAATAAGTCTTTAGTAGCAAAACCACGCATGGTTAGTTGGTGATTTAAACCACCTCTGTCTTTTAGCCATTCGTTTTCTTTGTCAGGTTCTATACGATCCATCCATTCGTTACTAGGATAGAACTCAACACCTTCTTCATCATCACAGTTAGGGCAGAGGTATACAAGGTACACAGGCATTTCCCATGACTCTTGATCCTCTTCAACAGTACAGTCTGAAGGAAAGCCGTACCACCCACATTTAGGGCAGGTACAGCGGTCAAGTGGTTCTTGTTTATCAGGCTCAAATTCTTTGAACTCTAGCTTAGCCATTAGCTGCTACGCCACACTCTAAGCCGTTATGTTTCATCCAGGCTTCACCTGCTTCTTGTTTAGAAGAGTAAATACCTAGTTCAGCTTTGTCTTGTCTTCCACATGTGCGTTCACCCTCACCTTGTACTTGGGATAAGCTGTAAGTCACATCTGTGTGTCTTTCTGTGCTGTTCACATGTATTCTACTTACTGTGTGTACGTAAATAACGCTATCTACAGTGTAGACAGTATCACCTATATTGTATTTTGTTGTAAATTCTGCCATAGTATCTTCTTACCAATCAGCATTGTAGATGAAACTGCGTGTCCCATCTGCTTTGAGCTTAAGCCCTTGTAGCATTTCAAGAGTAGCACCTACAACAGTGTAGTAGTACTCGTCATACTCATCGCTACCAAAGAAGAAGCCGTGTGATGTAGGTAAGAGATCTTCAGCATTGTTCTTTGCTTTTGATACTTCTATATCATTTTCATTTCTGATTACTTCTCTTTCTAACACCTTTACACAGATGTCTTCAAGCTCAATAAGATCTCGTTCAGATAGATTTACATCTACACCGTTCTGTACACCTTCACCATACTCTAAGGCTTTGTCGTTCACCCAATCTTGAATTTGATTAGCTTTACGCCAATAATGCATCTGTGAAATGATGTACGATACAGGACGAGGAATATATACATCCTTGCCGTTATGTGTAAGCTTGATAGTAAGGTCTGCTTCAATGTGGTTGAACTCTTCACCTACATATGTTTTTTCGTATAAGTATTGGTCTAATCCCATAATTACCCCTCCTGCTGCATAGTGTAATTGATGTGATTACGGCCTATAGAGCCGTCGTCTTCCATTGAAATACCGAGAGCACGAGAAGAGTGCACAAAGAAACGTAAGCGAATAGCAGTCTCTTCCTCTGTTTCCATTGTAGGGTCATCACCAAGATAGTTCTGAGTGTAGTTACGTAAGAAGTTGATTTCATCTTCATTTAGTTCAAGTGTTAGTGTACGAGCTTTTCTAAGTGTTTTCATTGTTAATTACCTTCTCAAGAGTTTCTAGTTCTTCTCTAATATGGACACCTACAAGGAAATTACATTCTGTAGGTTTAGTGTCTGTAGCGGCCTGTATTGTTCCGGGCTGTAAATTAGCGTAGATAGCTTCTAAAAGTTTTTCTGCAGCTTGTGTTATGTTAGTACTCATTAATAGCTTCCTTGATTGATATATTTTACTTGGCGAGTTGTAGTGTCAATCTGTTGCAGATCTTTTTCATACACAGGGGGTAATCCTCTGCGTAGTAATTCAATATTTACTTTTTGAGTTGCTATTTTAAGGTTTTCCCCTACAATTACGAAGACTCTTCCAAGCTTTACAAGAGAATAGACATTCATTTAGTTTGCCATCCGTCAGCAGGTTCAAACTCTGAACCATTAAGAGCACCTTGAAGTTCAAATATTCCATCAACTAACTGAGTATTAATGTTTGTTTGAGATTCAAGTAAAGTAAGTACTGCGGTGGTGTGTGAGTACTGTATATATACCGTACAGATTTGTACCAATATAATACTGAGTAAGATAATAAGTACAATAAAATACTTCTGTTTAGTGTGTGTCATTCTTCTATCCTTTTTGTTTAAATGCTTGCCATAAGGCTAATAATGAAATAAGTCCGAAACTTACACTGATTGTAGTCAGTACAATAAGAGCACTATTCATTATGCTAGTAACTCTGCGAAGAGTCTGTAGGAACCTGTGAGATCTATGTAGCCCATTGCTTTTTCCATAGCTGTGTGAGGCTCATCTTTTTCAAGTGCGCCTGCTACTGCTGTAACACAATCATAGCGTCTACCTGCTTCTGCGATACCGATAGATTTAAGCATTTTATTAGCACGTTCACGGTGCTCAGCGTTTATAGGTTTCCCTATGTTATTTAAAGGGTCAGCAGTAGGAGCCGCTTCAGGCTGTGCACCAATACCGGAACCATTACGGTTTACGCTACTTTTAAAATGTGGTGTTTTATATCCCATTTTAGGATTACCTTCAGGAAGTCTGCCTCCCATTTTTTCGTATTTGTTTTCGTATGTATCAGCCATGTTAGCCTTTCGTTAAGTGATATTCAGTATACATGTAATAAGAGCCATTATAAACAGCTCGTGTCCATGTATTAGGATGTTCAAGTCCTTTTAAAGTACAGAAATAAGCATATGAGATAAGCATTATAAGCTTTCTAATAGTTCAGCTTTAGTGTTGAACATTTGGTCTTGTGCCCAATCTATGTTGTAATACTCTCCATCATAAGCTGATTTAAGTGTAGCCCCGTCACGAGAGAAACGATCTCTGATAGTGATAGTCTGAACTTCCATTTCAACTACTGCTCCATCTTTTAAAATAAAGGCTTTGTCACCTGGTACGAATTTAGTAGTAATTTGCTTCTCTGTACTAGTACCTTCTTTAAGTAGTTCTTTAACATCATCTAATGGCATAACTGAAGCCCATTCTTGTAATGTAGAATGTTCTGTACTCATGTCAGCATGTAAATAAGCACTGAAATGTTCAGCATTATGCTGGCCATAGAATCGTAGGATCTCGATATTGTTTCCTACTCCTACTGTTACTGCTATTAAGTCACCTTGCTTCATTATTGCCCTTATATTTGATAGTCTATAGCTTTTACAGCTATGTCATCGCGCTTTCTACGTAATGTAGTAGCACGACGCTTTAAAACGTTATAAACAGAGCGTAGAGAGACGGAATGTTCATGGGCAAGTACTTTTACAGGCATACCTGCTACGTAGTCGTCAAGTATCTTATCCTCATCCTCACGCAGTATATTGCCTTTACGATTAGTACAAATACCGCATGTTGTTCCTATGCGCTCAAGTATTTTAGGCCTAGCAACTACTTTTTGTTTATTACAGTAGATACACTCACAGGTATACCAAGTCTTTCCCGCAGGGTCTTTATGGTGGTATCCACGTACTCGCATGTCATCAAATATCTGCCCTAGTATCTTTTTCATTGCGGCACCACAGTACTGTTGTTATCTTCTTCTCCATATAGAAAATAAAATTCTGCTGTTTCTGAATCGTAAGCTCCACATCCGTGTTCTACAATTATTTTATGCATATTTTTTTCTATAGCTGTAGCTCCTATTTGATATCCTAGAATAAACATAAGAAGTGCTACTATAGTTGCTGTAAATAATAAGTCCATATTATTCTCCTCTCATAAAATGATTATAAGCATCTGTCATATTTCTAAACTTACGAGCATCTACAATATTTATCATCATATCGTCCCGAACAGCTACCCATGTCTGATCCTGTAGTTTTAGTACACGTTTAACAGCTTCTAGCGAGATACAAGCTATTTCTGCTTTAATATCTAGTTTAGTAGCAGTAATGACGTAGCTTGATAGTTCTTCGTAAGTTCCCTTTTTAATCAGTTCTATCCCCATGTAAGGGTCATCTGTAAAGAGTAAATATTCAGCGATGCTTTCCACACATACTGCCCCATTTTTTATAGTTGTTTCCATCGTTAGTCCTTTGAAATAAAAAAAGTTCACAAACAAAGCCTTTTAGAGGGCTATGCTTGAGGTAGTGTTGAGTTAATTACAGTTTTTTGAATATTCTGCTATTGGGTTCCATAGGGTTAATAGTTGCGAAGCGCATCTGTTAATTGGAACATTGTTAGCACAGGGTAATAACCTGCTTTTTCTCCGTGGAATTCATGTAGTAACTCATGATGGAATTCGCATAGAGTTATAAGATCTTCAGGTTGTTCTTTTCTTAGTCTCTTATAGTGAATATGGTGCACTTCAAGTTCATTAATAGGAAACCTACTTCCACATTGTTGACAGCAGTTACTATCTCGTTTAATAGTAGCGAGTCGTTTCTTCTTCCATTCAGGGGAGTCTAGGTACTCTTCATATTCTTCGTAAGATACATCAGGTTTATATTCATGCAGCTGTTCAAGCTCAGCTTCACAAGATGTTAGCATCTCACCGAAGCCGAATTGTGCTTCTGCTCTACGTTTTAAGGTAGCCTCTTCTTTATTCTCCTTACGTACTTTCAGAGCTTTGACTATTCCTTTACCTAAAGATACGAAAATGATTAAAACTATTGCCCATCCGACTATGAAGCCAATTAAATCAGCCATTACATATCCTTCTGTTTAAATCCGTATTGATAGAGTCTACTGAGGATGTCAGGACGCATAAATCTACGAATTAATTTAGCTGTGTAACGTTTATTAGACTTAGATAGCTTAGGATCTAGCTTGATGTTACCTGTTTCTTGGTCTACCTCTAACATAGCTGAAGAAGCTTGTTGAATGAGTTGTCCTCCTGCAGCGATTATAATAAGATGTAGTAACTCAGTGTCTGCTGATAGTCCTTTAATATCAGTAATAACGAGTCTACCTCCTAGATTAATGCCTTTAGTAGCATCAAAATATAGTGTGAGGCGTTCCATTGCTAAATCTATTCCTAATGGGGCAGAAGCCTCTTTAGCTGTGTCATAGAGTGTCTTGTTTTTATCATGCTCTTTAATTGCTAATCTAAGATCTTCAGTAGCCTGTGCATGAGCTCTGTTAGCCTCTTTAAGAGCATCACTTGTAAATGATACCTTTGCCTTTAATTCAGGGATAGTTCTCATATTATTTTCCTTCCAATTCACGGTAGAAGTTTTGTAGCCCTTTCTTCCACTCATTAGTAGAGCGAGGCTTCCACTTCTCAGTAGTAGGGTAGACATCATAGGTTTGATAGTCTTTACCAATAACTACTACGTGTACACCATTGTTGTTCTCTTTGTAGTCGTACTTGAAGTCAATGAGATACTCAATGAGTGTGCTTTCAATTACGATTGTCTCATCTGTTTCAGGCATGTACCCTATCAAATTGATAGTAGGTAGATACGTCAACAACTCGTGTAGTGCTTCTGTATCAGGCACAGCTAGGTCTTTTTTGATCTGTTCAATTACTTCAGTGATTAGGTCTTGTTTGTTCATAGGGGCTCCTTATAAGTCCATTGGTTTAGATAGCTTTCGTGCCAAGTCTAAGTCTAAACGTCGTTGTTCTAGGTCTGTTCGCAAAGAGCATGTTATCTGAGCGGCAGCCTTGATACTCTGTGTTGCTGCGGGCAGCTCCATTGTCCCATTCATAGTAGCTTCCATTACTTTGAATAAGTTTTGTCTTAAAATACTCGACGTTAATTTTGATTGATTTTGCATAAGCTTTCCTTCTTCTATATTTTTTAGAACTCTTATTAGAGTCTCTGTTGTGCTGTACTCTGTTTTTTGAGACATATTCTTTACGTGATTTTTTACCGTGCTCTGACTCTCTATAGTTTTTCAGTGCTATTGCTCTTCTTTTTTTAGCCTCTTCAGTTGTATATTTTTCAGCAGCAGAGTAAGTAATTCCCATTCTTACAAGAAGTCTATTAACAATAAAAGTATCAATAGCTAATCCTTCTGATCTCTTATAGACAAGAAAGTGTTGAAACTTAGTCTTACATATCGTACAGGAAGGGCCTTTAGTATATTGGTACACTACTCTATCGTACTCTATCATTTGACGAGATGAAGTAGATTGAGCGGAGAATGGAACATTATCTCTTCCACATATTTTACAGTTCACTGTTTGCGGTCTTTTAGGTAGTCTTCCTAATATCATTACTCTAACTCTTTAACAGCTTTAGTATAGCCTATACCTTGATTTGCGAGTTCTCCTGCTACTTCACAGCCTTTAATTTCTACACGAAATGTGTCAGTAATTTCATGACAGGCTTTAATGATTAGCGTTCCTTGGTCTATTGACATTTCATCCTTTTTAAGACCTATTATTACATCAAATAATGCAGCACGGTTAGCTGCCATAGTTCTTAGTTCTTTACTCATTGTCTTCTCCTTGAAAACCTGTGTTTCTAAAGTGGGCCTTTACATAACGCTCAGGCACTTTCTCTGTTAACTCGTTGACAAGGATATACCCTGCCACATAATGCTTTAACGCTTTAAACGAGCGAGCTTCGTCTGTATAGATATATTTAATATCTGTTACTATGTCATTAGCGTCGTTATATGCCCACTCATTGTTGAAGATGTCACTTAGCTTCCATAAGGGAGCGTGTAGTGTTACACGACGATTACGTGCATCAATAACAGTAAGATTACCGTTGGCTTCTCTAATTACTCTCATCCTCTCCATCCTATAGCTTTCAGCATCTTTACATATGCTTTTATTTCTGCAGGAGTAAGAGGCTCTTTACCTTTTACTTCTACTTTCCATGTGTTATGAGATTGCATAGTCGCCTGCCATGATTTCATCACGACCAAACTGCTTACCGAATGTAGCTACTTCAGAGCCTGTAATTTCACTTAGAATGTCTTCTAAGAGACGTGACTCAGTTATTTCACATAGGATTTCCTTGTAGTTTTCTACACGAGCAGATACGCTGTTAGCACGCATTGGGAAACCATCATGAATAGACCATGTTGTACCTTTACCACGGATAATCATCTGTCTTGCTACGTAAGCATCTACTGAGTGAATAATATTCACATATAGCGCTGTACTAAAGTCAATAGGATTATTTACTGTGGCTAGACATTCCATGTTAATTCCAAATGGACGTAGGGTTAGAGTCATAGTCTCAACAGGCTTATAGCAAGCTACGAAGCCATCAGGTAGAGTCCATGTAACTTCTTTCCATGAAGGGTTCCAAATGTTGTCAAACGTTTCTTTTAGGATACGAGATGTAGGACTTAGGAAGTCCATAGCTTCTAGGAAGATGCCATATACTTCTTGTACATCATAGTCGTTATCCATAGCATCCACAAGTTCTGCGATAACTACGTCTTTACCTCCACCGTAACCTGCTACCATCATTGCATATTTCACATCATCACGAGTAAATATTTTACCGGAGATTTGTTGCATGATAGTTGCTAAGATACCATAAGCATCTGCGATGTCCTCACCATCAGGCACGACATTACAAGTCTTTGCAGTTTGTAAGTCACCTGTTAGTACAGCTACCATCTGAAGCTGTGAATTAGTAGAGTCAAGCTCAACAGGGATATTACTCATACCTGTCTGCTCAATTTGCTTGAGTGCTGTAAGGATCGCTTTAGCTGTATGCTTTTCTTTCCATACGACCTTATCAAGTTGAGTAGAATTCTCATTGAACCATCGTAGTTTAGCTAGGTCATTAACCTTATCTAGTCCCGCACAGCGAGCTAGAGCTTTACGATACTCCATAGTTCCTGCCCATGTAATCTTCTCAGGCTTAGCGAAGGCAATGATAGATTTCTCATACTCATTTCCATGTGGATTGAAGTGGTATGCACCAGGTGACATACGACCTCTATAATCTGAGTGCCAATTATAGAAGATACGCTTACCGCTGAAGCTAGGCATCAACGCTTTACGTACTTCATACTTAACTAGACGTTCTTCATCAGCTTTACCCGAATTAATACCTACGACAGGCTTATCTTCAGGAAATTGCATGATTGTAAATGGAATAGCATTAAGCACGTTTAAAGCATCATCATTTGTAATACTCCACGCATACGCTCCAAGCGCACGAGAGGCATACATAGGCTCAACTAATGGTAATGGATACATAAGAGTTTCTTGAAGCTCTAAGTCCGTTAGCATACTACGTACAACGTACTTTCCATTGTATGTTGTAACAAGATTAATGAAGATACCATTGAGTGCAATAATAATCTCACTAGCAATTTGATGTGTATTCCATACTGTATCAAGGTCACGTTCATTAGCACTATTGATAATAGATGCCATGCCACCTATCATGTTCTGAATAGGCATACTATCTTGACACGAAGCTAAGTAGTAATACAGCTCAGGAGCTTGCTTCTCAATGTCCAAGTAAGTAGCCCAACGCTTAATAGCATTAGCTTCTGTCATGTGCTGTACGGCTACATTTTCAATACTAGTGGTGAAAGCTGCTACGAAATCAGGACGTTTTGCTAACCACTCTGCTCTCATGTGTTTGTCTAGTTCTTTAAAGTTAAATTGTTCTGCCATAGGGGGATCCTTGTTAATAGTGGAGAGTGGGTTAAATATTTTTATCTAGTTTTGTTTGTTCTATCTCTTTATCAGAGATAATATAAGTGTCTTCAAATGGCATTTCAAAGAATGTCACTTCGTATCCATTAACTACTTTAGAGACACGTATAACAGTGTTTCCAAATAGTTTTTTAGCTTCTTGGAGTGTCATATTAACCTGCCGTAATCCACTTCACTTCTTTGTTGCGAATACGGATAGAGTTTAAGCTCTCAATATAGCGGTAGTTAGTGCCTTTAGCTACAGTGATGATATTAGATGACGCAGTAAGGTTTAGTTCCTGCATCTGTACAATCTCACTTTCACCTAAATACTGTTTAGTGTCCTTTTCAGGCATTTCGTAAGTGAGTTCCTGTATGCCATCACCCACTGATACTAAGATCACTGTGTCTTCTTTGTACATAAGTACTTCTTCCAATAGTTCAGAGTATTTACGCCAATCAAATGTAGTGTCTTTCATGTGTCCCTCCTTAAGGGTAGTACATTCTAAGTAGGTGTAAACCTTCTTTATATGTTATGCCTGGATAAGCTGTAATAATAAGTTTTAGCAGAGACCATTGCGGGCTAGGCACTCTCATTATTTATGCTTCATTAGTAAGAGCACATCTGAGATATGACTTTCTAAATCTTTCTTCATTGTTTCAGGACATGCGTATTTAGCCTCTATAAAGGATTCAACAGCTTTTCCCATGTAGTTGTCACGATAAGTTTTATCTTCCATGTGAATAGCAGACATCTCAAGAAATTTGTTGCCTTCGTTATAGTGGTATTCACACATGTCAGCATGTAGTGAGATAGTGAGTAGGGCTAGTGGTAGTAGTTTAATTAGTTCCATAGAAATTCTCCTTGATAAAAATAGCCGAAGCCTTGTTCTTCAGCTTGAAACTGAACACTCAGTACACCACGTTCTTCGCCTTGCTTAACACCTGTATAATAGGTGATAGACAGGGCAGTTATGAGGAACGCAAGCAGGAATAATTCACGGATGTCTTTACCGTCTAATTGTTTAAGTTTCATGGTTAATCCTTGTCCATTTCTCTCTTGATATTGATAAATGCGTCCATGACTTCTATTGTAGTAGTATCCTGAAGCATATAGGGAATATGTATCTGTGAGCTTTCGGCACTATGTCGTGATTGACGCTCATAAGTTACAGAAGTTTTTGGTGTATGTGTATCTGAAGGATTACCTACTTGTGGCCTGTTAGCTACATCATGAAAGCTTACAATACGACTCTTACGAATAGCTATCGGAGAGGCTTTATATGAAGTAGTGAGATAGATAAACTGCGACATTTTACACTCCTGTCTTACTATGTGCTGTTACATATTTATCATAACGTTCCTCTTGAACACTCTCTAAATTAAAGTCACCTTCTCTGTCTGCACCACTTTCAGCACATTCTAGGCCAATGAATTCTTCCATGTTCATACCGGGATATACTTCCTGTTCTAGCCAATCTTCCATCTCAAGTGGAGTGTCTACATCTACTGTCATCGAGGCAAGACCATACTTAATAGATTCCACATGAATTAGACTTTCAACTGTACGACGAGATACCATCATATCACCTAAGTCAAACTCACGGTTGATAATACTAGTAATTCGTTCTAAATCGTGGCCATCTAATTCTAATGCGAAGGCACGTAGGCACATAGCAGATACTAGATCATCACGTTGGGCTTTAGTGTATTTTGATTTCTTTGCGGGTTTGATTTCCATAGGGTTTCCTTATAGGTGTTTAAATTTACGATACTTATGCATCATAGTTACAAGTAGTTCTTCTTCTACATCTAGTTCATTAGCAACAGCTCTTACAGTTACTTCTTTACTAGACGCTACTGCTACTCTTACAAGTGCAAGTAGCACAGGTAATGTTACTTTTTTAGCCACTCTAGTGAAGTCTTGTTCTTTTAGGTATAACACCCAACAAGGTTCACAATAAACAGTTTTAAGAGTAAGTGCAGCTAATGATACTGAGTACTCTTTCTCACAGTTATGACATTTAAAGATACGCACTCTTTTAATACTTCCTACTGAGTTTGTTTTCTGTACACGAACATAGTTAGGAGTTAGATCTTTAGGATGTTCCATCATATAATTTCCTTTTTAATACAGTTTATAGCTTCTCTTTCATCTGCGATTAGATCACTACTAGTACCTGTTACATAGGAGCGTGAAATATCTTTTATAGCAGGCTTAACAGCTCTACGTTTAGCTGATCTTGCTCTATTTCCATTTTTAACGCACAAGGTAGAACAGTATTTTTTATTGCCATGTGTAGATGTAAATGATGCACTACAAGCAGGGCATATACGATACTTACTCATGATATTGTCACCTTCTACTACTTTAGCAAGGTGCTCTTCAGTATTACGTCTAACATTTCTTAGTTGTTCTTCATTAAATGATTTCTCTACACGAGTATTTAGATCATTAATAATATCCAAGGCTGTCAGTTCTCTTTCTGTTATTTCTAAGGGGATATCACTATCTAAATAGAGTCTGTTATTTAAGTCGATAAGAGCTCTTTCAATAGTTAGGTTATCACCACTACTTAGTAAGGTTGTATGGTGTAATAGGTAAGGAAGAATTTCTTCTTTTTCCATAGTATTTCCTTTAGAGTTTTGGGCGTAAAATATACTCTCACTTAGAGCCACTATCAAGGAGTCGCAAAGAAATTACTATTAGCTATTTAGTAAGTTCCTCCACGCCACTATCAAGAAGTCAAGTAAAAAAGTATAGAGAGCCGAAGCCCTCTAAGTTACTTGCTACGCTTCACGAAATGTAAGCATGACTGCGATTTGCTCGTCGGTGTAACCTTGAGCTTTTAAGTCTTGCTGTACTTCAAGTTTACGAGTTAAGTAACCGTGCTGTAGGTCTACTTTCATTTCGTCCAAAGCAATTTCAGCTAGTTGGACAGATTTACGAACTGCGGTAAGAGCAGATGTAACTGAGAGAGTAGATTCTTCAAGTGTCTTAGTGAGTGCTTCATTAGTAGCACCGAAAATGCCTTGACGACGTGGACGAGGTGTATATACAGGAGTTGTAGTTTCTGACATATTAATCCTTTAGATTATCAGGTGGGGAAAGGCATAAGCCTCAAACAAGTAAAAAAAGACCATGAGTACTGTAGAGCTATAAAGCTACATACAGTACACTAGGTAGAAGGTGAGTACATCAACAAAACTCGTGTTTCTAGCTAGTAGGTAAACAAGTAAGTAGAGGTGGAGATTCCGCTACTTAAACAGGTAGAGAGAGTTACTAGAACTCGTCTCTTACACCTGTACTTGCTTCTTCTGACATTGGTGTGATTTCAACAACTGCGTCTGACGTGCTAAGGATAGCTACGATTGCTTCTTGTTGAGCATCATCGAAACGTTTCCATAACTTTAGGATGCCTGCTGAACGAATGTCACCTGCTTTGTTAGTAATATTGATACGGTAATCAACAGTCTTACTTTCTTGAACAGGTGCTACGACCATTTGGTTTGGTATCATTGGATTAGGGATAATTGGAGTTTGCATATAAAAGCCTTTATAAATTGCATGGGATTGTGTTTTAGTCGGTTTGCTCCGATGAGATATAACTATATAAATCTCACCCAAAGCTCAAAGAACTTTAAAGGGCAAGGATATTAACTACCAAGATAAAAATAACAACTGCGAAGCAGATAAAAGAGCGGTAGCTCCTTAATCTACTGTGTAAATACTCTTCAGTTCTACATCTAAATCTTCAGGGAAGTGTATTGTGCCTTCAGAACGTATCTCAAGAGTGCGGTCTAAAGCTTTATCAGCATTTAGAAAGTACTCACTAGACCACGTACCGATAGGCTTCTTGTTATAGCGGTACTTCACTACATATATTTTAGTAGCCATTATTGTTCCTTTACTGAGCCACGTAGTAAGTTATAAATAACCTCACTAGTGACTTGTTGAACTACGGCTATATCAGGGTCAACTAGCCACATCTGATAATCGGAAATAGCTTCGGTAGACCATAGCTCTTCATGTTCATCAATGAGAGCAGGTACGTTAGCTAGTTTAGCAAGTAGAGACGTATTACCAAATCCTTCACTCTGTACAGTAAATAGTACTGAGTAGTGTTCATTGGTTTCATCAATTTTAAAGTCGTTAGGCATTTAAGCTCCTTTAGTAGGTGTGTTAATATCTGAATAACAGATAGTGCGGATGAGATTAGCAGTTACATCATAGTCTGCATACTTTCGATAGTCAAAAGTTTCAGTACAGAAGTAGCTGTAACGGGAATTGTTTAGTAAAGCTCGGATAATAAGATGAGCCTTAGTAGTCTTTACTTTGAACGTATCGCAACGCTCACCTAATATAACGTGTCCACTTCTTAGAAGTATTCGTTTATGTGCCATTTTAAGCACCTCCATAAATAAGATATTCACCATAAGCTCAAACTGCTATTACGTCAAGGATGTATGTATGGGAGCGATTGAGGTGAGGTTGGGAGTGTAGTAAGTGGGTGGATGGATGGGTGTTGTGGGTTGGTTGGGTGAGGTGGTACCACAACGTGCCTCTCTACACCACTTATCCTCACATAAGAGACACAAACGCCCATTCACTAATATCATGAGTCGTCTGAGAGTTAAAAGGGCGTGTGAGTGAGCTATGAGGTGTCTAGTGAGGTGAGTCAAACTATGAAGTTAGTGTGTGTCCGAGACTATCTGAGTTTGTGTCGTACAGAGACTATCCTATGCCTGTGTCTGCCCGCTCTTACTAATGATATGAAGCACTAAAAGATATGAGACACTAGACTATCACTAGGAGTGTGTCCGATCTAGTTAAAAAGTTTTAAAGGCTTACTGACTCAACTACGTCTGAAGAGTCACGCCTTGAAGTAGTTACAGCACTATAGCCTACTGTACAAGCTAACTGTTTGAGTTACAGAGGACAGTTAGCCTCCGAGCACGTAAGACCTATTACAGGCCTCTTAATGCTTTGAACTCTTCATATGAAATGAGAGTTCCATCAGGTAATGCGTACATCATGATGAATTCCTTTGGGGATAGTTAGTAAACAAGTTGATGTCTACTTCAATATAAGCTCATAAAAGGTTAAAGTTCAAGGAAGTTAGCCTTCCTGTTGCTCTAACAGTATAAGCGCCTCTTCATGCCCTGCATCACCATAGCGAGACATAGAGATGTTCTCAAGAGCATGAGCCATACCGTCACACCCGTAAGCGAATGGGATGTCGTTCTCTTGAAAGTAACGGACGTTCTTCAGGTCTTGGATATCAACCTGTAGGTCTGCTAAGTCACGACTCCATAGTACTTGAGAGTTCTGCATGAAGCGTTCAGTAGTCCAAGCCTCTTTAACCTCATCAGTACATTCGTCGTACCAAAAGATAGATTCTTTGATAGCCATAACAGCTCCTTTCAGTAATAGGGCGAACCCTACAGATGTTTATAGACCTAAGTCAGCTAGACGAGTAGCGAGAGTTGCATCTACACCGAGAGCTACGGCTTCTTCAAGCAGTTGTTTCTCATCAAGTATAGCGTCAAGTACTGCCTGTTTGCGGTCAATGATAGACTGTTGCTCTGACTCGAAACGCATGTCATCTACTGCGATTGCTAACACCTCTACGGCTTTACGTAGTACGGTAGCTGATGTACCGATAGTAGTAGCTACCTCTGAGATGCTATTGCCGATTGCTTTACGAGGTTTGATAGTTCTTCTTAATGTAGCCATGATAGGCTCCTAATGTCACACAAGATACAGAGTTGTTGATGTTCTGTTCACCATAAGCTCATAGGGTTTGGAGTTCAAGGATGTAGAGGTAGCATGATGAGTAGATGCGTCAAGAGAGTAGCAGGAGTTTGAGGATGCAGTCCTCATGGATAAGAAAGATTATAGATGGGCCACCACTCTATTGAATGACGTGTGTCGAAAGCTACAGGAGAAAAAAGGTACCGTTATATTTAGAGGCATAGGGGGGGAGGGGTCACTTATTTTCTCCCCACACCCTATACTACACCCATTCACGCTACACAAAAATAATGCCAAAAAGGACCATAACCCTCACTCACATTATGTAACAGATAATGAAGTCGGCTATGCAGTGTCTCAGTTAGATCCTCAGTTAGGATATATTTTTCATGAGTATCCTCACGTAGAATTCTATCCACGGTACCCACCTCTTAAAGGTATAGACCTTTATGTGAATTATTGAAAAGGTATACGCTATACCCTGAAGTATAGTACAAGGTATACTTTTAGTAGTTAATGATACTTTTAAGGTTTGTATAGTATACTTCTGACATATAACCGTGTAGATAAAGGATACTTTTATGATACTGACAGAGAATGGGTATACATATAATCCCACTAACCCTTCCGAAATAATTACAGCAGGAGAATTTGATGTACATACTATGGCTAATATTGTTCCTTTGGATCCTAAAACAGATACGCTAGAGGCGAGTATAGATAGGACAGGGCTGCTTCAGCCTATTATGCTGTATAAGGGACGCATCATAGATGGCCGTCGAAGAGCTATATCCTGTGCTAGGTTAGGGATTACCCCTGCCGTGAATGATATTGGGATAGAGCGTGATGATAGGACTGATAAAGAGCTGTATGAGATAGTACTAGCTGCTAATAACAGACGTAACATTAATAAGGGACAGAAGGCTATCATAGCTGCTTTTCAGACAAGTGCTAAGGCTCATGTATTGATGGGTTATAAGACCGCGCTAGAGTATGCTAAGACGGTATGGGACATTAGCCCTGTGAGTTATAAGAAGGCTAAGTATATTGTTGATAATAGTAAGGAGTTTGCTGTAGAGATATTTAGTAATGGCTTTGCTGAGATAGATGGTAAACAGTGTAGCATGAGTAGAACATGGCAACACCTTAAAGCCCAAGCTTCTGAGGTTATTAGTACGAGTCGTATACCGGGTGAGCAAGGCATAGCTATTGCTTACGACATGATTAAGCCTATGACAGCTTCATTACTACAAGTAGCAGATAGCGACTCTGTGATAAAAGCTCTTACTATGATGCAGAACGATATAAGAGATAGAGCTGAGAAAGTCTAAATAAGAATTGGCTATACTGTGGCCATATTATACAAAGGGTAAGCATGAGCGGAAAGCATTTAGGTAATACATGCGCAAGCGGAGCTACTAAGAACGTAAAAGATATTGTGTTTTGGGGTGATGGGGATACTTTTCAGTTGATCTCTAAAGCATCAAGTGAAGCTGAAGGGTGGATGAAATCTACTAAGGCGATGGATGTAGGTATTGGTGTCGTTGTACAGGTTACTACTCAACAGCGAAATCCTGATGGTAGTTATGCGTTAGCAGAAGCGACCACATTTATACCAGGCGTGTATGTACACACAATTAAAGACGATGACGGCATAGCTATCAGACGTATCATTAAGGAAATCTAATGGCCACTGCTAACGAACTTACACTTGAACAAGAAATCCAAGATAAAGGCCTAACTGCGCCTCGTCTCACTCCTGATCTTATTGACTCTAAAATAACGCATGAGCAGTACTTCCATGTGGATAATACTACTGTAACTATTTGCTACCTTGCACTTGAAAACGGCTTTGGTGTTGTAGGTGAGTCTGCGGCTGTGTCTCTCGATAACTTTGATGTTGAGATTGGCAAGAAAGTGGCTAAAGACAACGCTCGTGAAAAGATTTGGGCTTTAGAGGGTTATCTCCTAAAGCAAAAGCTATACGAAGCTAACAAAGCAAGATAAGTATTATGAAGGATATTAGATGGCAGATAATCAGATAGTACCTACTGACCTCAACTTTGCAGGAACTCCTCCTGTACAGAAAAGTACAGGGTTCTTACAAGGCATTAAAAATCTAGTGAAAGCTAATGATGAGCAGAAGTTTTATCAGAACGCTGTCAATAATGGCCTAGAAGGAATAGAGGGCACACCTGATAATGATCAGATAGCTCGTGCTTATAAGGCTAAGCAAGGCTTTTCCTCTTTAATGAATGAAGAGAATAGAGATTGGGAAAGTATTGATGCATATGCCGCAGCTAATAGTGAAGATCTTTTAGATATCAAAGAGGCTCCTGAACACGGTAGTGTACGTGACTTTCAGAACGAGCAAATGACTAGCGAGCTTATGGATGAGATTGATAGTGAAGGTATGGAAGATAATCTCCCTGAAGGTTTAGAGGACGGTGAGACAGGATACACTATGGAAGACCATCCTGAGATGTTTGATAATGAAGGTAATGAGTTATCTGCAGACTATGAAACAGGGGAGTACTTCGACGCTAACGGTGATGTGGTATACTCATTCAATACAGACATGAATGAGTATGTGGATAGAGCAGGCAACGTAGTGAATATTCCTGATGAACCTGCATATGACGATGAACTGTTCACCCAAGAAGAAGTAGAGCAAGAAGAGATAGATATTGAAGCAGCTAAAGAACTCGCAGTTAAAGAGTCATTAATAGCTGTAGCTAGAAACAGAGAAGCTAGGCTAAGTGGACAAGAACAAACCACATTCTCTGCACAAGAAGGGTTCTAAACATGAAGAATGATATTGGCGTAATTGATGAAACTACTAAGCACCATTTTAACAGTGGCGTGTACGCTAGAGAGATGAGAGTACCTAAAGGCTTTGCTGTTGAAACACATAGTCATAAGTTCTCACACATGAGTATACTAGCTGAAGGATCTGTTATTCTTATCACTAATGGAGAGTACGAGAAGTATGATGCCCCCGCTGTTATTAGCATGGGCGCAGGAATACACCACGGAATAGAAGCCATCGAAGATTCAGTATGGTTCTGTATACACCCTGTAGAGGCTGAGACACCGGAAGAAGTAGAAGAGATTACTATTGAACCCGCTAGTTTTGAGTACTTCAAAGAAGGTGGAGATTGGGAAAAGATTGGCTGTCTCTGCCGTTACAAAAATAAAGAAGAGGAGTAATTTATGGGACCATCACTGAAAGAAAGTGTTAAGGCACGTAATAGTATCTTGGAAGAGTTTACTAGAACGGGTACTATAACACCTAAAAAGAAAAAGAAAGACGAGGCTGTTACTCTCCCTAAAGAGGACATGAAGAAAGAAGATTTTGAGATGGATACACCAATAGCGCCTAAACCTGAGAGATACGTATCTCGCTATGGAGCAGGAAAAAAGAAGCCTATGACAGCGGCTGAACGTCGTCATGCTGCGATGAACAAATAAAGGAATAAACATGGGAATGAATACATTAGCTGCGGACGCTTATAAGGCGACACAGAAAAATAAAGGTACGAGTCCTGCTCAGAAGCAACAAGATAGACAAATGAAGCTTCAACGTGAGAACTTTAACATGGCCACTGCCAAGAAACAGAAGCAACAGAGAGCTATGAAAAGTACCTCTTCAGCTTTCATCTAACAGGGAAGGCACTATGGGAGATCTTATCAGTACCACAGCTACTAATATACAAGGACTAGGTAACTCTAGTCAAGGACAGCGCAGTGTTGCGAAGCCTAAAGTTGTAGTGGCTGTCCGTAAAAAGCCTATGACACAAGAGCAGAAGCTCAAGTGCCAACGTAAACAAATAGAAGCACAGCAATACTCGGAGATGGGTATGAAAAGTGGCTGCTAAAAAACGCAAACGGAGGATTAGACACATGGGAATGTATGATGACATGCGTGACGATAAAGACGCACAGATGGGGATAGAGTATACCTCTAAGCCACTTAAGAAGGTTACTACACCTCCTATGAAGCCATTAGATAAGTAATGAGCTTTATGCAGATAGGTAAGAACACTTCTGATGATCTGTGCACCTTGTACGTCATGAAGTTTGTACTAGATGACGGAAGTACTATCTATAAAGTGGGAATTACATGTATCAAGCCTGTAGACAGAATGTTGCAAGTATTACGTTCGTTCTTCATGGCTTATAGATACATGCCTAGAGCCTCTTTAAAAAGATTTCGTAAAGTAGAGAACCACTTTGATAAAGAGACAGAGCTACATCATGAGTTTGCGGACTATAGATGCACATTTGAAAGTATCTTTGATGGCCATACAGAATGTTTTGATATAGATGAAGCTCTGCTCCTAGCACGTTACGACGCTATGTGTGGGGTATACAAGAAGGAATTACAATGAGTAAACGTACTGATAAATTAGTAGCGAGGGCTACAGCTAAATACCCTTTTATGTCGAAGAACGATTTCGCTGTTACAGAGAGTAGACGTAAAGGCTACGGTACACTAGAAACCTACCCTCCTGGTGAAACAGGGAGTGCTGCTATGTTACGCCCTGCTGATCTTCCTCTTGATAGGTACGGTATTGAAGTTATGTCTCCTGATGTTACTGCTAACGATGTAGCGGGTGATGTATACTCTCACGTCGATGTGGCAGGTAAACGCATGGGAAGAAAATTAGCAACTACTCTAACTCCTAGACAGGTACGGGAGTTAGCTCAACAGTATGGGGATTATCGTAATACCCTACGAGAAAACTCTCCGAACGCTAAGCAGAGAGCACTCACCAATGGGTCTGACGGTATTTTACGTACAGCAGCACTAGGACAGGGCGGGGAAAACGCTGTAAGAGATCTACGACATTTCCGCTTCTCACCTGAACAGAAGAATATCGTAGCTAATGCTAAGCACTACGCTGTAACAGGCAACGACAATAAAGATAAGATGCTATCTCTCCGCAGGGCTCTTGGTAAGTAGTGGCTTTTTTAGCTGTTAAAGAAGAGTTAGTAGACTACACATACAAAAAAGAAATTGTAATGCAGGAGTTACTTCCTCGCTGTTTCTACCTAGAGGCTGAATGGGCACAGCTTGTTGAAGAAGCTGAGTACATGGGACAAGGTGTGCGCTACATAGACGATAAGTACCTTCCAAAACCTACCCCTCATTCAGGCTATTATATAAAGTAATCTATGCTATAATGCTCAACAATAACCCAATCATAGAAGGACTATTAATGGTAAAACCATTGTATGATGCTGTACGCGACGAACTCCACAGATATAAAACACAAGCTTTTAACACCCCTGAGTTTTTAATTGTTGATGAGGACACTTATTTTAAAGTGATGAATAGTGTTGAAGAGAGAGAGCGGTTTATTCCTGCCTGTGCACAGTCTGAAGTAGCGTATGGAGATACCTACTTAGGACTAAAAGTAGCTGTACTTTCAAATGTTAGAACACCTACTGTAAAGGTATCTTAATGGATGCTAAACTAATGGGCAAGGCCTCTGAAGACGCTACTCGTATGACACCTAAGCTGAGTCAGAACATTACTAAAGATAAAATACGTAATCTTCTTCCTAAAGGTAGTCAGGTAGCTTTAACAGACGACTTAATGGCGATGATAGGTAGTATGGGAGATGACATAGATCTTCCACAGGAGCTTCTTGAAGAAGATCTTATGAGCTACACTTTTCTACTCGGACAACAAAAAGGTTCTCCACGCTTTGAAGACCTAGTAAATGCTATTAAATTTTGTAACCTCAAGCGTAATCACAATACAGAAGTGTCGTGGAGCATTGTGTTTCCACAGCGACACGCTAAGCTGAAAGAGGAAGGGCGTAAGGTATCTAGTCATGTTTCTATGTACAATCAGACCAACTTAGTACGTGCGATAGATGCGGAAATGCTTATACCTGCACACCTTCAGTATGCTCCTTATTTCCACGCAGCGGTTAAAAAACAATTTGAACTTATGAACGGAAGAGCGGGAGCTACTAACGCTGAAGGTGAAGACATGACTGTAACACCTATGGTTATGCACCTAGCAGCTAAAGAACTTGCACTTATAACTAAGCAACCTGAAGAGGCTAAAATTGATCTAAAGATTACCCAAAGTGATGCGATGCTTAGCGCACAACAAGAGATGAACACACAGCTAGAGAATATTGTAGCTAATCAGGCAAGAGCTTTTGCAGCAGGCGGAGATGTAGCGCAACTACAGCGTGTACACGTCGAGACACATGGTGATAGCGATATAATAGATGGGGAGATAGAATGAGTGAAGTGTCAACAGTAGTAACAGCTAAAGCTATATTTGTATTTGAAGAAGGTCCTGATAAAATTATGGATGTTCAACAGGATATGAGGATTCGCGGGATTAGAAATGATAAAGGTATGCGCCCTATCAATTTCAAACTTGAATATAATGAGGTGTTTAAGTTTGAGACACTACTTAAAGAGCAGTGGTTCAGATCTCTGATTATAAATGAAATACTTCCTTGTATGAAACAGGGGTACACTTATAAATACTGTGATAGAAGTATTGGTACACCCTTAACTATAAAGGGTAATCATGAGTAAAGTTAAAAATCTTTACTGTATACCGCGCGATTGTCCTGAAGGCGAGCAAGTGCTGAAATTCGGTAAGCGCAGAGGCATGAATGTAGGGGATGAGGAAATCGTATGGTCGTATAACCGACGCAGTGTTAGAAATACTCTAAGAGAAGCTGTTCGTGACTACATGACTGAAGGGTATAAGCTAGAGACTATGACAGACTGTTCAGCTAGACTAGTAAAGGATAAAAATGCTTGAGATAGAAACACCTGTAAAGACCGCCATTGTTAATGCTTACTGCGATAAATGTGGAGGAGAGATGGTACGTGCAGATAACATGACCTTGTGCACCTTCCCTCCTCAGTATAAGTATAAGTGTACAGACTGTGATCACGTAGAAACCTCGTTTAATATTTATCCTGCGACAAAGGTTTATGATGTCTGATATCCCTATTGTAAACGGCACATGCCCTACGTATGAGTGGCCCACAACAGCTGACGGTGTTATAGAGGCTTTCGGTGATGGCATATTAACAGTTGATAAGATGCTTGACTACGCTGACCTAGAGCTTGATTGGTATATACCATCAAAAGATGCTATAGAGTTTATATTGTTTATTCGTCTTGTACTAGGTGAAGAGCCTGAGAATACTAACCCTAAAGCGCACTACTTTCTTATGGACTGTATATTTCAAAGCGATAACGTAAAGCCTTTTTACACGGCTCGTAACATAGATTTTGATGAACTGAAAGATCGTGTTGTCGTTCTATGTACTCGTGAATTTGCTAAGTCAGTTATGGTAGTTTACTTTGTACTGTTCATGGCAGCTAAAGGGCGAGTACCTGGATTTGGTAAAGTGCTGTACGGTATTTATGTGTCAGACTCTATGCGAAATAATGTGGAAACTACTATGACCACTATTGCAAAAGTCTACCAGGAAAGTAAGTACCTGCGAAACATTTTTGAAGAAACGCGACTTATTCAGACAGAAGTAAACTTTATTCGTAAGCCTCAAACACGTAAAGAGATTGAAGAGTACCATCAGCATGTAGTTGTTGAAAAGCAGAAGCCTCATACAGTACCGGGTCGTATGAAACGTACTCTCACTATGACAGGTCTTGGTGCCGCCACAGGTGGTCGTGGTTCTCGTGATGGTCTTGCTCGTCCTGACTTCGCTATCTTTGATGATATGATACCTAATGAGAAGGATGCTGAGTCAGATACAGTTCTAAGTAATATCGAGTCTACTATCGAGGCAGATATTCTTAAAGCCTTGAGTGGTAACGGAAACTTTGCAGTAGCTTTTGGTACTCCTTATAATAAGAAAGACCCTATTTATCGTCGTATTGAAGAAGGTTCATGGCTTCCTGTAGTGTTTCCACGAGCACTTAAATTTGACGAAAGTACAAACGAAAATAACTTTGTAAGTGTATGGCCTGACCGTCACACATATAAACAATGTCGTAAGGACTACATGAAGGCTAAACGTGCAGAGGATCGCGGAAACAAGATGCCTATGAGAAAGCTTCTACAGGAAAACTACCTTCGTATTAGTAACGAGGAAGACCGTATGATATCTGATAGAATGATGCAGTGGTACAAGCGCACAGACATAGAGAAACAGTTAAGCTCATACAACGTATATATCACAACTGACTTTACCTCAACAGGTTCAGACGGCTCGGACTACAGCGGTATAGCAGCTTGGGCAGTTGGAGCTAATAGTGACTACTTTCTCTTAGATTTAAGCCTTAAGAAGTTAGAGCTTGAAGATCAATATAACGAAGTGTTCAGGATGAGTAAGTACTACAGCAATCTTACAGGTCGTGGCGTAACTGTAGGTGTAGAAGTAGACGGACAACAGCGTGTTCATATCTTCGCGCTTAAAGATCGCATGGTCCTCAAGAATGAGTGGTTTACATTTGCTAGAAGTAAAGGCAGTAAAATTGATGCTGAAGGTATCTTAAGTAGACTAGAAGGTGGAAATAAGCATTGGCGTTTTAGAATGATGTTACCTCAATGGCAAAACCATAAAATTTGGTTTCCTACTGAACTTAAAGACAGTCCTGACATGTACGAGATGCTAGAAGAATTAAAGTATGTAACTTACAACGGGTTTGGCTCTATACATGATGATGGCTGTGACCTTATTAGTCAATTAGGCGCGATGGAGATTATGTTCCCTATGCGAAGTAGAGACGGAAACGATAACTTTATGAATAGCAAAAGACGAGAAGGTGAAGGTATGTGGGATAGTACTGACACAGAGGAAGTATCCGCATACGACAGTTATGCTTAAGTAAACTTTATGTATTATGTGGTATAAATTAAAGAGGTGTATACCATGCAGTATAAGAGATTACTAGCATTAACTAAAGGATTGTTAGTGGGTGATGTAGCCCTACCTAGCGATCAAGAAGTGCTTGAAGGCTTATTATCCTATGCTTTCTACATGGTATCTACTAAAGCGCAATCACTACACCTTATGACACTACACCGTAAAAAACCTATTCTTAGATTATCTGAGGGTGATTTTTTAATGCGTATACCTGACCTACCACAGGCACTGACAGATGACCTCGATATCGACGAAGAACTTTGTTATCCATTAGCTCGGTACTTAGCTAGTTTTATATCTAAGGAAAAGGGAGCCATTCATGTAATGTCTGCCAATGCCCTTATTAATGATTATAACGGTAAAGTATATGAAATAATGGATGCAATTAAAGTTTCCGATGAGAGAGGACAACATGTACAGTTACGACCTGAATGACACAAACACTCAGAACTTAAACAACCCTACATTCAGCACAGATAATATAGGTCTGTTTGTAGCTCAAAAACTTCTTACTGTTACGGACCACACAGCCTCCCCTTACAAGCTACATACTAAATTTGAACATAGAGATGTATGGGATATTGGAACAGATACTACTGTAGACCCACTAGCTATTATCTCACCTCATTTTGAAGTAGTACTTAGAGAGGCTTTCAGTACAGGTGCTCTAGGCGATATGAATAAAGAAGAGAAAATGTTCTTTATGGATTATGTTAGATGGGTAGATTGTGGTGCCTCTCCCCATGACACATCTAATGATCCTGCAGAAGGGGATGAGGGATATGTAGAACCTAAAGGGTGCGATACTTTTAACTTCAATCTAAGAACTCCTGTCAGTGCGTTAATGGCGCTTGATTATTGGTTAGTAAAAGAAGTGGAGTGTACAGTACAACGTCAAGAGGATTCTGAAATGCTTCACACATGGAACAAGTGCGAGAACGGATGTAATGCTAGAAAGCACTTACTTACGTCTAGCGGTAGACACAGAGAGCAGCACGGACCATTCCATGCTCATAGTGATGTACGTTATCCTTTCATCTGATAACACATAAACTATAAAATTTAAGGAGAGAACATGCAAGGTGATTTTATAAATAGCCTCACAGATATATTAGGAACAGCATCGAATAACTTTAACGATGGAAAATATGCAGAGATTGTATCCATGTATAAAGATATTTTTGCTACGGCAGGATATATGAAAACGGATGGTGTCTGTATCGTCGCTGAAATACCTAAGTATTGGAATAAGCCTGAAGGCTTTACATTACTAGTGACAGATGCTTCACCTCAGTATGTGCTTGTCAAGCATAAGAATTGTGACTGTGTGGCTGCTGATACTGACTGTTGGTACCCGCCTATTCTAGTAGGTGCGGATGCTCAGTCGGCTCATCAGTCTGCTATCTCGGCATCTTCTAGTGCGGTTTCTGCTACTGCATCAGCAACAAACGCTGCTTCAAGTGCTCAGGTAGCTGTAACATCAGCTAACTCAGCTACAGCTTCCGAAGCTCATGTAGTATCAATGATAAACGGAGTTAATGATTGGGCACAGCAAGTAGGAGTTAAAGAGTACCATGTTGGTCCGACTACTCCTAACTTGTTTGCAGCGTGGTCAGTAGCTGCTGCTGCTATGCTAGTAAGTCTAAATGGTATCCGTCTGACTGCATTTGATGCACTCGGTGTAGCCGAAGACTACATATACACAGGTACGAGTGTATCACTTATACCTCCCGCTCAAGAAGGGGATGTAGTAATTATCGAAGGCTTCGCTTTTGAAACTCCATGTACCAACTGTCCGCCTGATTTAGGATTATATCCGTCAAGCACACTGTACCCAAGTCAGGTAATCTATCCTCACGGATAGACAAATTAAAACAAGGAACATAATATGTCTACTAACTACACAAGAGTAAATTTCAATGAGCTACAAGGCGGAGCATCTGCTACACCTATTAGCGCAGCTAACCTAAATAACATGGACGAGGCTATCTTTAAATTAGCAACATTGTCTACAGGCCGTATTCAAGCTTATGTAACACCAAGTGGTGATGACATGACAGCAGAATTCAATAACCCTAACAAGCCATTCGGAAGCATGGATGCATGTCTATCTCGTGTGCCAGGTTTTGTTGCTGTACATATCTTTATTGCAGGTCTTGCGACTATCTCTCAAGAGCACTTTGTAACTTCTAACGATATAGTATTTTATCCTTGGAACTCAGACATAGTTTTAGATAGCGCTATTGCTCAGTACACACTAGCATTTGGTGCAGCAGGTAAGCTTATTACATACAGCTCAACTTCACTTGTTTTTGCTATTAATGTAACATATGAGCAAAAAGCTAATATCGTTATAAACACAGGTGGATCTTTAACTTATGTGGCTCACACTCCATCAGGCTACACAGGCGCAGGAACAGCTAACGGGATAAAGCGTACAGCTAATGTAACAGGTGCTAATCATACTGCCCCTGCTTCTGCTCCTCTTCACGTAATTTTAAAGGGTAGTGGACTAAGCCTTAACTTTGAAAACACAAACCTTAAAGGTCCTGAAGGTCAGTACGGTATTACAGATAGTGGTGTGATTAGTCTTGGTTCTAATAGTCGCGGTCCTGTTGCACCTTCTACAGTACCTCAACCGACTCAGATTGAGAATGTATTAGTTGATGGCGACTCACTTACACGTATGTTCGTAGGTATTAAAGCACAGGACTTCAACACAAGTAACGGTAAGTTTGTTAAGATGATTACTAATGTTGTATCAAGTCTTCCACTTAACCCTGCTATCGTTCCTGTTACAGTACAAGTTACAGCGTAAGCTGAAAATATAAAGGACTCACTATGGGTATTGCTAGAGAGAATGTAGAAAAACTACGAGTTGCAGGTAAAGTAGCTAAGTGGGGCCACATAGTAGGTCCTTTAACAGATCAGCTTGACTTAAAAAGCGCACTAGATTCAAAGGTACCTAAGAGTACTTTTGTTAAAGGTGTAGGTGCACTTGACGGAGGAGGCCAATTATTCGGAGACTTAGAGATAACTCACGCGGATAAGAATGGTACTCGTCATATCCCTAAAGATGGTAGTGTTACTACTACTCTAGGATGGGACAGTGAAGGTAAAGGTAAATGGCAATACCCTGCTTCTAAAGACGCTATTGATAGCGGAATGGAAGCACAGTTAACTGTTACTCCTTTTCAGTTAAAAGCTTCTCAGACAGGTAACGTCGCAGCACCTTTTAAAGATACAGTAACCTACGAAGTAGGTGTTATAGTAACATATCAAAATATTGCTTATCGTTCAACAACTGCGATACTAGCAGGACCTTTCAACTATAATCAATGGAGAGATATTGAGAAGTCAGGTTCAGCATGGGATGCATCAGCATACTATGAAGCAGGTGATATCGTCTCACGTAATGGTAAGGCATACTTAGCTGTTAGTAACAACACAGGTAGCGATCCTATACTTGGCCCTAGTTGGGACTCTTTAGATAGTTCACAATATGTAGCAGGTACTTATACACCTACAGCAGGTTCAGAGTACCCTAACACAGCAACGGAAACTACCGGAGCTACATTCTTTATTGTAGGCGGTACTTATACTTTTCTAACAGGCGACCTAACAGGCTTAATAGTAAATGATGGAGATTCTCTAGTATGGCAAGGAAGCACTACATGGTTTATTCATTATAAGCCTACTACAAGTGTGGAAAAAGGTGGTAGATCTTGGAACAGTACAGTTGGATACCTTGCAGGAGACATCGTATCTCACTCAGGCTATACTTTCTTATGTACTGCTAACACTACTACCGAAGATCCTTCTGATACTAACTTTTGGAAGTTTCTAGCTACTAACCCTGAAAAAGGTGGTATAGCAGGTGTATCAGGAGTGGCTTACACAATCGGTGACACAATAGGACATAACCATAAAGTATGGATATGTGAAGCTGACACAGATAAGTTACCAGGCGAAGCAGGTGGTACACTCTCTGATTGGATTATATCAGGAGCGCAGTACCACCACGAACTACATGATGCAGGAACGCATACACACGCTAATATAGATGACCACCTAGACTCTGTTACTGCCGATAGTGGTAAGCCACATATTCCTGTAGGAGGAGCTAACGAAGATTTACTTGGTTGGAACTCTACAAGTAAAGCTAAGTGGCTACCACGTACTGAGTTTATCCGTGATGATCTACTAGGTAACGGTGTAATCAATAAAGCTTTATCAGCTAATCAAGGTTTCGTACTAGATCAAAAGAAAGCTGATAAAGTTAGGAAGATTACAAGTACTCAGTCAATCACAGTAAATGGAGTTGCGAGCGGTAACTCTACACTTGCAGCTGACAACGCTATAGGACACGTAACAACATCAGGGCATAAACATATACCTGCAGGTGGAGTTAATGGCTATAACATACTTAAATGGAGCACAGATGGTACAGCAGTATGGGGTAACATCACAACAGATTATTTTGTTAACTCTCTAACTAGTACCGATACTACAAGAGCTCTTACTGCTAATCAAGGAAAAATCCTTCAAGACGGTAAGGCCAATAAGACTATAAGTGTTACTACAGGTGGCGGATTGCTACTTAATGGTACTGCCAACGGTTCAGGAACACTTGCTTCTAACTTGACTGTTGCTCATGCTACTACAGCGGGTAATAAACATATTCCTGCAGCAGGAGCGGCAGGTAATGTACTTATGTGGAGTACAGCAGGAGAAGCTTCATGGACAGCAGGAGCATCTGAATTTCTTTCTGCTAACCCTTCTTATGCTAATACAAGCGGTTTAAAAGTAACTGATAGTGATACAGTTGTACTACTCACTTTAGATAACGGTGGAACACCTACATTTGAATTGAAACGTGCAGCGGGTAATATCTTGGATATGGTGTATACAGGGATACTCAACATCGTTTCTACCATAGAGAAAATAACTCTTACAGCAGGTACAAACAAAAATATTGATCTAACTGTAAGTGGGACAGGTAAAGCAACTGTTAATGGTGGAGAGATACTAACAGCTCTTACAAGTGGTATAGTGAAGTCTGACACTACAGGTGTCACCAATGCAATACCTATTAACAATGTAATTAGCCTCCCTGAAGTGGACTACCAAGCTCTAGTAACAGCAGGAACTACAGATCCTAATACTCTTTATGTAAGGACTTAAAATGGCAGTTAGTGTGGGAGCTGCCACTGCCCAACTAGCAGTAGGTAATGTAGGAGAATTTTTAGAGTACACTTACTCTAAAATTGGGGGATACTATGTAGTGTTTACAACAGCACTTAATAATCCTATAGGTTTTTATTGGGATGACACCCTAGTAGGCTCTCTTGATGAGGGAGACACAGGCTCACAAATAACTGCAGGTGGATTTATCTATACTGTAGGTCCGTTAGTAGAATCTGTTACACAACCTACTCAGCGCTTCTATCACTCAATTAAGAGAGTAGCGGTATAATAACAATATACTAAAGGATAAGAATATGGAATTAACGGATTTAGCTACATACGATATAGTAGTAACAGAGGGCACAGTCTATGACTTTATGCTTACACTATTTGATGATAATGATGATATTATATTCTTTCCTGAAGAGACAACTGTTTTAATGAGAGTAAAACTTTTAAATAGAACTGAAATGTTTGAAGGTACATATAAAATAGAACGAGGGGCAAATCCCGTATCCTCATTTTTCATACAAATACCTCGTACACATATATTTGACGGAGACATAGGAGACTATAGCGTAGACTACACTATACCTGCTATCTCAGAAAACTCAGCTACAGAAACTAAGCCTGCAAGAGCAGTAGATACAAAGCGTATTATACGCGGAGAGATAGTTATAGAAAAAAGCTTTTAAGGAATATACCATGAGCAACGGAGCAACAATAACAGTAACAGCAGCAGCCAAAGAGCCTGTGACAGTCGTAGTAGGCCCTTATCTCCTAGTTCAGCCTGACGAAGGTGGAAGCGGAGATCCTTCAACAGGTTTCATGGAAGTATTTAATGATGATGCTACAGCTAAAGGGTGGAGACTCGTAAGAGAAGAAACTATAAATAAAGATAAGCACTTGCCTATAGGTGAAGATGCTATTGATGGCTCAGTAGTGGTAAATGGTACAAAGATAGGCGCAAGTGGTAAGAGGGCTGTATCTTTTGGAGCTGATACCATAGCTGCGGGAGATCATAGTTTCGCTAACGGTCACGCTACTACTGCAAATGGTAATGATAGTGCTACAGAAGGACACTTTACACTTACAGGTAGTAACTCTCATGCTGCACATGCTGAAGGCTATGGTACAACTGTAGCTACAGCTGACCACAGTGGGTCAGCTGCTAGTACTGTAGAATTTCCTTCTGAATGGGCTGCGGATTTGGATGTAGAGGACCTCGCTTGTAACTTTGAAGTAAAAGGAACGCGAGTAATACCCGTAGGAGGTGGGGGAGTACCTGATCAGCCTATTACAACTCCTGATGAAACAGCAGGACTTCATGCTGAAGGCTATGAAACCTTAGCTATGGGAACAGTAGGGGCACACGCTGAAGGATATTTAACAATATCAGCAGGAGCGGCTTCACATACAGAAGGTGTAGGGACAACAACTATGCCATCGTTGTGTTTAGAAACAGGCGGTGGTGGTGGCGGTGGAGAAGCTGATAAAAGTAAAAAAAGTAAGGTTTCTAAACCTAACCCTCCTTCTGAACCTTATAACGAGAAAACCATAGGTGCCCATGCTGAAGGAGCTGAGACAATCAGTGGCGGTATAGGGGCACACTCTGAAGGCTATAGAACATTTGCAGGTGGGAAAGGGGCACATGCTGAAGGCTACCTTACAATAGCTATAGTTGGAGTAAAAAATGGCGGAGGCGGTGAGGTAATGGCTATGGAGTTTGGTGGAGAGGGTGGAGATTTACCCTTTCCTCCTACTATCGAGATAGAGGCAGCTCCTCATGCAGAAGGCTATATGACTGAGGCAACGGGAACATCTCACGCTCAAGGATACCAATGTCTCTCACAGGGCAAGGGAGCACATAGCGGAGGTAACTACACAGATGTAGGGGGAGAAGGATCTTTCGGACATGGTACAAACGTAAGTATAGGGGGCGGTGGATACGCCAACTTTGCCGCTTGTAGGTCAGTAAGTATTTATAACTCTACTACGTCTGCAGCACTAGGCTACTACAACAGCATCTATAATGGACATTCATGTACAGTCTTTGGATCTAATAACAGTATGAATAACGCTTCTAAAGGGACAATATTAGGAACACAGTCTCAGGATACTCGTGGTAACTCAGTTACTTCTATAGGAAACAGTAATAACAGTACAAGAGCTACAAGGTCAGTTCTTTTAGGTAACTATATGAAGGTTGAGTATTCTAATTCTGTAGTAGCTATGGGAGAGAAGCTCTTCATAAACGGAGGAAATGAAACCTTACTATTGGGACAGTATAATAAAAAGAGTCCTACCTATAAGAGTACATCAGCACTTGTAGTCGGAGTAGGTAACACAGAGAATACACGCAGAGACGGGCTAGTACTTGCGAAAATGACAGGAGTACTAGCACTACCATCTGCTACTATAGCTTCTATAGAGGGAAGTCCGTTTGCCGAGAAAGCAGTACCTACTGTAGAGTATGTAGATCATGTCACAAAAGACTTTGTATCTTCAACTCTTTTTGTATCTGATGGAAGTATGAAACCTTGGCCTACATATAATTCATCTGCTGCAAGACCAAAAACAGTGTGTTCTAATGATAATTTCGTGTTTGCTAGTACATACTCACAAAATGTTATTAGTGTGTTAGATAAAGCTACAGGGGCAACATTTTCAATTAGCGGAGCACCTTATACAGGAGACCTATTTGGATGGAGTATAGCTTGTACAGATGATTACCTAATAGTGGGCATGCGAACAAACCCTGCACGATATACAGGTGTAGTACTTATATTCAGCCTAGCAAACATGACAAGTACTGTTCCTCCAACACTCCATGCTACGGTATATAACACACTAGGGCATGATGTGTATAATGATTACTTTGGAAACGCTGTAGCCGCAGCAGGAACAACTGTAGTTATTGCAAGTAACGGTAACTACTCTCATATTTACGATATAGCTACAGGTACGAATACTAAGGTTCCTGTTAAAGCTCTTCATGGAGCTGTGGGAGCTACCGCTACTCATGTAGTAATAGGAAGTTATGGCACATCTTCAGCAACTGTTTATTCTATGAGTGGAGGAGTTCCTACTCTCATAGCTACTCTTACAGGTGCAGCGTATGCAGGATATAACTACTTTGGGTTTAGTGTAGCAATTACAGATAATGCTGTATATGTAGGGGACGAGATTTCTCCTGACCCTGACAATGCTAGTAACCCACTTAAAGGTGGCGTGTATAAATTTAGTCTGAATGGTGCTCAAGAGTGGTATCGTCACGGAACAGCAGGACAAAATGCAGGTTATGAAATAGCAGCTACAGAGAGCAGAGTAGTCGTAGGGTCTTCAAAAGCTATTCAAGTGTATGCTCCTGACGGTACCTTAATAGCTACACAGTTAAATGAGCCGGGAGGAACTTCTGTATGGTCTAAGTTCGGACTAGGCGCGGTATATACACATAAAGAAGACATCTTTATCGGTGCACCTTATAGTGGGTATGGACACGGTATTCCTACTGTGTGGAGTTTTAAACTAAGAGGCGAGATACTTAGATCTGATGGGACAGTGGTTATGGACAGTGCTTATACGCCTACAACAGCTAATAGTATTGCAACTTCTAAATCAGTAGCATCTTATGTACTTACTCCTGCTTACGGCCTGTCACTTCCTACAACACTTCCTACTATTTCAGGGACTCCTTGGAATGACGGTGGAGTTGTGAAGATTACAGTATAAGGCAGGTATAATGGCAATAGTTCAACTTGATATACGACCTGATAAGGTTGTAGTTAAAGGCAAAGCACATAAGCCTAAAGTAGTAATAGTAGGTAGATATACTACGAGCGAACAGCTTGTAGGCTACCCTAAACTAAAGTCGGCATGGAAAAAGGAAGAAGATGGCGAATAGATTTCCCGCAACAGATACTATGCGTGTAACAGATATTCCTGCTACAGTTATAGTAGGTCCTTATGATGTAGTGAAAGAGATTACTGCAGGGCGTATTAAGGCTACATGGGACGGTACGACTGTTGATCCTCCTATTGGAGCGTGTAACAGAGTAACTACAGTTATTTCATTAGGTACTACAGGATACTCTTTTTCTGTATATGGAGATGTCAATTCTTATGCTGTAAGTGAAGGGACCGTATCAGATGGAAAAATAACCTACCCATCTCATAACCTAAGTGTTATAAGACCTACTACAGGAGTAGCGGGTAGTTATACGTCTCATATCGTAGTTCAGCTTATAGTAGAGGATGGAGAAGCTCTTGTGCTAGGATACGAAAACGTAAAAAAAGGCATAGAGCCTGATACTAATATAATTAAAATAGGAATTCCTTGCTCATGGGATGAATATATTCCAAGGGCAGGCTTAGAAGACCTAGATAAAAATTATCAGCATCAAGTTATTATAGATTTTGATGAGTGGTCTTTTCCAACAGCTAAAGATGGAAGTCGGGTGTTAGCCGGATTTGTACCTACTAGAAATAATGATACTATATATGGTTTCCAACAGGAAGTAGATCGTCAAAGTATAAAAGGCAACTTTCCTTTAAATACTGCTTTCATAACAGTAGGGCATAAGAACAAAGATACATCATTATATGGATATCTATATGATGATAAAAAGGGCGTTGTAAGCGGAAAGCTACGTGCTTATTACGGAATAAAAAGAGTACATGGAATTTACCAGGAAACTCATGGGTTCTTAGAGCATACATACAGTTTAAGGCTTTTACTTGGGCTGTCTTCAAATTTCCAAGTATACAATGTAAACCTAGCTGAGAGTGTTAGACCTAACTTTCAAGTAGGAACATACCCTGCATGGTTCGGAACACAGAATCTAGGGCAGACAGTACAGCTTGTATTTACACCTGACGAGCCTGCACCTCAAATGCCGTAAGTTCGGTGGATATAAAAGAAGGATGAGAAATGAGAAATGCAAAAATTATTGAGTTGTTAAACGAGACAGGTGTTCCGGAAGACTTTATTCTAGGTGACATTCAAAGTGATGGCGCTAATGACATGGCAGGCGACTATGTTCCTACTAAGCCTAAAAGTGTGGCAACTAAAGAATATGTTGACAGTCACAGCCCCACTACACCGGGATACATTACTGAGACAGGTAAAGGTAACTACACTCCTGACCTAAAAGTGGGAAACTACTTTAACTATGTGCTTGACCAAAATGCAACGATAGAATTACCTGCCTTATTATCTCTTCAGCCTGGCCTAACAGGACACATAGCGTTAGAACAAAATAATGACGGTGACTATATCGCTACATTTGCTAGTGAATATATACTGCCATTAGGAGGATTTGATATGAACACTAATGCCAAAAGTCAGTCAGTATTTAGCTATATTGTACTTAGCAGTAAAAAAGTTGTATTAGCTTATGTGGCGCATTACGTCAACCATATTCAACCCTCATAACGCAAAGGACTAGCAATGAAAATAGTAGAAATCATGAAGACAAGAAGCTTAACAGGCTCTGCCCCTCATATATCCCCCATAATTAGGGATACTCAAAGTGGAGGAATAAAAACTCCTAATGCAGATATAACGCTTATGACAGATCCTGACACTCTGATAACAAAAGCATTTTTTGATGCTAATAATAATGATGGGGGTGGCGGAGGTGGCAGTGTCGGAGGACTGAAAACCTTCTGTACTAACTTCATTGACCCAAGTAATCCTAATAAGATAGTAGTAAAGTTTAAAAACATTGGTCCGGCTAATACAGGCTCCGCATTGATAACTTTCAGCGGGACAGCGGTAGGGACTGTAAATGGTCATACAGGCACAGTGAACGTAGCAGGTACTGCGAAGTATAACCTCGGAATGTTTTTTATGGAGGCAAGCTCTGTGAAGTCATGGTTATCAGGAACAGCAGCCTCTACATGGCTACATGCAGAACTTTCCACAAGTTCTGTAGGCGGAGCTGCTCATGCAGGAGGTCTATTTGACTTTATCTTTAACTTTCAATACCAAGGATTCGGCATTAGTGATTTCGGGACAGATGCAGAGTTTAACTTATGCGTGACATACGACTCCGCAGCTATCGAACCTATCGGAGTTCTCAGTGAAGTAGCTACAGTAAGCTAGTTACTACGTTAAGGCTTTTCATAAAGGAAAATATAAGCATTTTACTTTATGATATAATACGAATACAACTTAATATGGAGCACTGACTACGTATTTGGCAAAAGGGGCAGAGATGTGGGAAAGACTAAAAGTTTTATGGGTGAAATACACCCCATTTGATCTCACCTCTCAAGTAAATGTTATACTTCACCGCTTCGACTCTGTAGATGAAAGACTTCATCTCCTCAATAATCTCTTTGATCTCCAACTAAACTCTTTAATAGCAGAAATTGAATACAGAACGTCCCTACTAGACTCTATAGGAGATACAATTCCTGATATGCTATGGGCTAAGGATTTAGATGGTAGGTACTTATATGCTAATAAGGCTACTTGTGATGACCTCCTTTGTACACCTAATCCTATTGGATTAACAGATGTAGAAATGAGTTTAAGTAATAAGAAGCGACAAGGGGAAGAAAATTTTACTTTCGGTCAGTTGTGTGCTGACTCCGATGCAGAAGTATTAATCACACACGTACCTACTAAGTTTATTGAAAAAGGTAAGGTACACGGAAAATTAATCTACTTAGAAGTTTACAAAAATGTGATAAAATCAAAATCAGGAATTGTTATAGGTACTTGTGGAAGTGGTAGAGATGTCACAGAAATAGCAGAAGCATATAAGAAAAACGCTTGCATGAGAGATATCTGTGCAGCGTATGATTTTGATATCCTAGACGATTAAAAAAAAGGACTGACTGATGAGTGAAAGTTGGGAAGAACACCGTTTATATATTGTACAGGAGATTAAGAGTATTAAAGGCAATATTGCCACTCTCCAAGCTACGATACAAGACATACGTATATCATTTGCAGTACTTAATACTAAAGTACTAATGGCAGGTGGACTTATGGGTATCATGGGTGGGTTAGCTAGTGCATTAGTACTAAAGATGGTAGGCGGCTGATTATGACAGTTACCGAAAAGTCTAAGCAACGTACCGTATACGTAAATCTTAGTTTTGTTACTCTTATTGCGATGGTTATCGCTACTATATTAATGCCTTTCCTGGGAATAAAAGGAGCTGAAATTAGTGCTACTGTAGTAGGGTTTATAGGACTAGGTGCCTCATTTGCAGGTATTGTAGCAGTTCATTTAGGTACTACCCCAAAGGATACAAAGAATGACACTACTAGGTAAATTCTTTATGTTCCTTGCTGCTGTACTCGGCACACTTCTTATAGTGGCTGTTACAGTTGCATACTTCTATAGAGCAGAGCTACTTGAGAAGACCAAGGACTACTTTGTTGCTACTGTCAATACAGAAACATGCCTACAGGCTCTCGATACGCAAAACGCTAAGTATAAAGCACTGCAGATAGACTATAAAGCACGTAAAGCAAAGGTGAGGATAATCACTAGAGTAGAGATAGAAGAGCGCCTCAAGGTAATCTACCGCGATAGAAATATCACTATGAAGGAATGCAATGAAACTGCACGTACTATTGATGCTATTCGTTTTAGCGGTTTTTAGTGGCTGTTCTCAACGTGAGTTGATAGTCCCTAAAGAAGTGTACATTACTGTCCCTTGTGTGATACCTAAAATAGAATGTGTCCGTACTCCTCCGATGCTGAAACTTATGGAAGATAAGGATATAATAATTGAATTAGTAAGATGTATAGCTGTGTATGAAGAGAACATACAAGTATGTCAGTAAAGTTTATAAGGTAATTATATGAGATTTGGATTTCAATTTGGTCTAGCGGAAAAGAAGCAAGGCGGTACGCCTATTCCTAGTGGTCCTATAGTACAGATCAGATACACTACATCAACAAACGATATAGAGTCAGCAGATTTATATGCGGATTATGGGCATACACCTTACCTAGTTAATAATGGTAATGGAACTTACGACTTATGTTGTGATACACCTACAACTTTTATTGGACTAGCACCATCAGGATATTATGGAAATTACAACTACTATTTACAGATCGAGGCTATCACATTAATATCAGTGTCTACACTAACAAGATTGTATGACGACGAAGCGGCAGAGTATGGTACAGGGCCATTTTGTCACATGAGTGCTGTTGCCGAGTTCGATGCTTCAAAACTTACGTCTGTTGTTGATGCGAAGAGAGCATGGGAAGGATGTAGTGACTTAGAGATTTTCAATGCAAGCGGACTAAGAGCAGCTACTAATATATATGGAGCATGGCGCGATTGTGAGTCCTTAGAGACTTTTGACACAAGTAATTTAACTTCTGTCATAGACATAAGATATGCATGGTCAGGCTGTGAGTCCTTAGAGACTTTTGATATGAGTGGCCTAAGTAATGCTGTACTAGCAGTATCAGCATGGGATACATGTAGTGAATTAAGATATTTTGATACAAGCATACTGACCTCTGTCACTACTGCGAGCAGGGCGTGGAGAAACTGTACGGGCCTGATAAGTTTTAACGCTACCGGGCTAGTGGCCACTACTGACTTACAGTATGCATGGTCAGACTGTGATAAATTAAAGTGTGTTAGTTCGTTTACAGCTCCTTTGGCTAACGCTTCAAGAGCGTTTAGTCCAAATAATGTTTTAGTACATCCTAATAATGCAGAGAGAACTGCCTATTTTACAGCTAACGGTGTTTATTGGAATAACTTAGAAAGCTGCGACGGAGCAAATGCAGGCTTTAAAGCTATAGTGCATGCTCCTACACAAGAAGCCGCTACTCCTATTATGCTTACAGGCATAAATGCCACTGTGCCTTACACATTAAGTAACGATGAAATAGTAGCTAACAAGGATGGTTCATGGACATTTGAAACTGCTACTGTTATTACAGGAGTACGTTGGGACCAAAACACAGAAGTAACTAAGATACACCTTATAAAGGCAAGCACAGTAGCACACTTTATAGAGCCTTCTAATAATAATGGATGGACTATATGTAAAGGATGTACAGCCCTTACTGACTTTGTCTGTGATAGCTACTCTCCTGATTTGGAGAGTGTTGATAAGGCATGGCAGTCATGTACATCACTAAAAGGATTTGATACAACAGGATTAGACGCAGGTTCAATAGAAGGAGCATGGTCAGGTTGTAGCTCTTTAACTCATTTTAATGCAGCAGGACTAACATCGGTAATCGCAGCCGACAGAGCTTGGGATGGCTGTAGTGCTCTTACGGAGTTTGACACTGAAGCGTTAAGATTTCTCCGTTGGGCACGGTATACTTGGAGAAACTGTAGAGCGATGACGACATTTAACACGCGAGGATTAGGAAAGCTACAAAACGCTTTTATGGCATGGGGACACTGTACTGCTCTAACATCTTTCGACGCAAGTGTATTACAGAACGTAACAGATATACGCTCAGCTTGGGAATCATGTGAAAATTTAGTAGGTTTCGACACAGAGGGACTAAACAAAGCAACATCTGTAGAGCTTACATGGTATGGATGTAAAGGACTAATATCATTTAATACACGAGGCCTTACAGCAGTTACTAATATGCGCAGTGGATGGCAATCGTGTGATCATCTTATATCTTTTGATGCTACAGGGTTAACTGCTATAATAAATATGAGCGAAGCTTGGTATGGATGTCATAGTTTAGTATGTATTTCATCATTTAAAGCGCCTTCTGTTACTTCAGTATATAACGCCTTTGGTGTAACACAGAGTTTAGTCCACCCTGATGCAGCTGAACAAGCGGCATCGTTTACAACGACAGGTGTAGATTGGACTAATCCAACAACTTGTCCATAATAAAAAAGGAATAAAATGAAAAAGATAGTAGAAAACTCAGGTACAGAAACTATTGGCAACCTAACAAGAGTCAGGGGTGCAAACCAAGTAGTACTAGTAGGTGGGGAAAAAGCACCTAAGTGTACAGCTAATGTTAAAACTTATGGTAATATTTGGACTAGACACTTAAAGATGAATAAAGGAGAGTCTAAGGCAGGGCATAAACATGAATTTGATCACCTACACTTTCTAGCTTCAGGATCAGTTGAAATTAGAGTGTATAAGACAGAGGATAAAAGTGCTCCATTACTCGTAAAAGACTTTAAAGCTCCTACATGGATAAAGGTCCCTAAAGAACATTTTCATGATATAGTAGCATTAGAAGATGGCACAGAAGGCTATTGTATACAAGCTATTAGGAATGAAGACAAAGAAGTAGTGGATAGTGACTATGCATATGACACAGATTGGTTAGAGGAAGTTAAAGCTTACGAAACTGCAAACAATCTCGCTGATGAAACTAAGAACGTGTAATGAGATTTGGCTTTCAATTTGGGATGGCAAAAGAAGTGTCAGGATTTACTCCTGTACCGTCGTATTAGCTCCTTTGTAGCGCCTGACGTAACAGACGTTGAAGATGCGTTTGACTCAACAGACGGACTAGAAGAGGGCGGACACCCTAATATGGCAGAGCAAGAAGCTTACTTTACAGATTCAGGTATTGATTGGACTAATCCTGAAAACTGTCCTAATGAGTAAATAAAAAGGAATAGAATGAAAAGTAAATATTTTAAGATCCACGAGATAGTGCCTAAGAACATCTACGATAAGTATGGAGAGAAAGCTTGGCGCTTTGTTCCTGCTAGACTGATACGTATGATTGACTCCTTTAAAGAAACATTTCCTGATGGTACTATTACTATCAATAACTATATATGGGGTGGTAATCGGTATTGGTCAGGGTGGAGAACTCCTGAAAGCACTTACTACTCAACTACATCTATGCATGCTTCTTGTAGAGCTGTGGATATGCTATTTAGTGACTATACTGCTGACGAAGTACGTAAGAGAGTTATAGCAGAACAGAACGGGGCTTTTCGTGAAGTTAAAGGACTAGAGCTGGGAACTAGTTGGGTACACGCTGATGTACGTAATGAAGATACACTAGTTACTTTTAACGCTTAAACAAGCATGGAACTTATGAGATGTTCTGTGGTATAATAAAAGTAAATTATTTAAAGTTAGGGATACATTATGGCACAAAGAGAACGTGAAACTAGAAGCGGATTAGGAACAGACACACAAGGACAGGTTATACAAGCTGTGCCATTAGTAGAAGGTAAATGTAACCTAGATAGTGGAGAACACTTTACAAGTGGTATCATACATTGTGCGGCTGACGGGGACATTCTATGTACATGGTCATCGGGGAATACTCCTACAACGATAGCATGTAAAGCAGGTGAAGACTACGCTTATTTCGGAAAAGTAACTATACAGGGTGGACTCTTCCACCTTTGCTAAGAACGACATAAATTATAACTAGGATTAAGTATGAATGAAGAAACTGACACTGTAGTAAGTATAAACATTACAGAATGGAAAAATGAGCCTAGTGTCGGTGACTTAGATTACGACTTACAAATGGCATCATCTTCTCAGGAAGATTTTAAAGATAAGTTAAGAGGGTATAAACTTACACGAGATGGCGGAAAAGTGATAAAAGCTTCTAAGCCGGGTAAGAGTACATCACGCCCACTTGTAGTACGTAAATCTAATGAGTGGAAATACCCTGCTATGGAAGAGCCGTTTCTTAGTACTCAAGACATGTATGATATTAGACCTCGTACTTTTGAAGATGTAGAAGCAGCTAAACAAAACTCTCTTATTTTAAATTACCAATGGGGAACAAAAGTACCTAAAGTTAAGGTAGTGGGCGATATTGTCCGTACTATAGTAGATGACGGTACAGTTATCGTTAAAACAGGATGGGACGCTGAATACGGAACTAAAGTAGTAGAAGAAGAGCAGCCTGTATATGCTACTCCTGAAGAGTCTCTACAAATGATGCAAGAAGCAGTAGCTAATGGTCAGATGTCAGAAGAAGAAGCTCAAGCTCGTATGGAAATGGGTGAGCCTATGCAGAAAGGCACTGAGAAAGTTTATACTGAAAAAGAAACACTTACAGTAAATCAGCCTACTTACGAAGTATGTATCAATGCTAATGTTACAATAGATCCTACATGTGAAGGTATCATGGCTAATGCTAATTTCCTAGCACATGAATACGATGTAGATATGGCAACTCTAAAAAAAGACGCTTATATAAGAACTGTAACTATTGACCAAGAGACAGGTAAAGAAATTGTGGAAGAAAGAGGTTTTTATCACAATTTAGATAACGTGGCCATACAGACAGGCGAGACAACAGATGATGAATTTATGTCAGACGCTGCGAATAACTTTAATTATCAAGATAAGCCTCGTAAGAAACTACGGGCTAAAGAATATTGGGGTTATTGGGATATACATGGTGACGGTTCTGTAGTTAGCATTGTAGCTACATGGATTAACAACACTATGATACGTATGGAGGAAAACCCTTTTCCTCATAAACGTATACCTTTCAGTCTTGCTGTATACATGCCTGTTAAACAAGAGATACATGGTGAGCCTGATGCTGCTATTCTAAAAGAGAATCAAAGCTCTATAGGTCGTATGACAAGAGCTGCTGAAGATATTACGGCTACTGTAGCGGTAGGACAGACATTTATTGATGAGAACTTCTTTCCTAGCCCTACTCAGAAGAATAACTACGAGAAAGGTAATACTGTTTATCATCGTGGTGGTATGAGCGCTAAGAACGCTATTCATAAAACAGCGGTAGAACAAGTACCAGGTACAGTATTTGATATGATAGCTGCACAGACAGCAGACGCAGAAGCACTTACAGGTACTCGCCCATTCAACACAGGTACAGGTGGAGCCGCACTTAACTCTACAGCTACAGGTGTTCGTTCAGCTATGGATGCTACAAGTAAGCGTGAGCTTAGTGTACTTCGTCGTTTAAGTGAGCTGTTCATAGACATGGGTAGAATGACTATAGCTATGAATCAAGAGTTCCTGAGCGAAGAAGAAGTAGTCAGAGTAACTAATAAAGAGTTTGTAATTATTCGTCGTGATGATCTAGCAGGAGAATTCGACCTAACTATTGATGTATCAACTCCTGAAAGAGATAATGAGACAGCTGATAAGCTTATGACACTTATGCAGACCAATGCTGCTAACATGGATCCTGAAATAGCTAAGATGCACTATGTTAAAATAGCTGAGTTATGGAAGATGCCTGCACTAGCAGAAGCAGTTGGAAGTTACGAGCAACAAGCCGATCCTCGTCAAGAAGAGTTAATGGGGCTACAGATTGAAGAGCAAAAACTTAAAAATGCGTTAGCACAGAAACAGTTAGAAGATTACGACAGCAAGATTTATGAGAGACTATCTCGTACCGAAGAAAACGCTACAGGTGACTCAGTACTTAAGCAAGCTAAGGCAGAAGAGTCTCTTGCTAGGGCTAAAGAAGCACTAGCTATAGCAAGTAAGCTAGAAGCAGAGACAGATATTCTTGATCAAGACTTTATCCACGCTAGAAATGGCGGTAAACGTAAAGAGCAGATAGAAGATTTAGAGTATGCAGCTTCTGTTAAGCACGAAGAACGACAGCAAGCACAAGAGCATAACATTGTTTTAAAAGATAGAGACACATTAGCTAAAGCAAGTATGCATAAAATGCAGAGCGATTTAAAAACTAGAGACGCTAATAACCTATAGGAGTATTAATGAGAAATACAACTATAACGGATACCATGTCTGTACAACTAGCACGTAGCAAAAAAGCTGCGGCTGACCTCACTGAAAAACTAACCCCCACTGTCAGTAAAGAAGAGCTAAGAGATCAAGAAGATGTCCGTATAGCTACAATGGTGTTAGCTGCCATGAGTCATGTTCCTGCGCCTAAAGACGGTACTAACGGAAACGATGGTAAAGACGGCTCTAACGGTACTAATGGAGCAGACGGTAAAGACGGTGTAAATGGTACTAACGGATTAGATGGAACAAGAGGTAAGAACGGGCTAGACGGTGAAGATGGCTTACACGGAAGAAGCGGTCTTAACGGGGATGACGGCAAAGACGGGATAGATGGAATTAATGGCAAAGACGGGATAGACGGTAAAGATGGAATTAACGGTGAGACAGGTAAAGAAGGAGTAGCAGGTCTTGATGGTAGAGACGGTAAAAACGGTATTGACGGTAAAGACGGAAACAATGGAGAAGACGGGGCATCAGTATATAAAATAAAAGCTGTAGATTCTTCCTATGTATTCACACTTGAAAATGGTAAAAGCATAAGTGTAGAAATG